AGTCAGCTGCTGCGAGTAGAGCGTGGGCGAGGGTGCGGGCATCGTTCGGGGTAAGTGAATGGATGCCGTAATCTACATCGAGCCAGACTCCAGCATTTTCGTCTTGGAATGCTGTGACTCCGCCAGGAACTTTGATTTTCTTTTCCACGCCGGTTTGGTAGTCGTATGCGAGACGCTTGTGTGTTTTGTTCCAGATGTACTCGTGCTCATAAAAGTTTGTGGGCGTGGGCAGGTTTGGCGTGATTAGTCCTGCGTTTTGGAGGTCGTGTGCGAGGTTTTGCGCGGCCCAGTCGGGGTTGTAATCCATTGCATACTTATGCCGCTGCTGCCATGTGCGAATTACTTCTGCTGCTTGGTCTTGGTTATTCATCGTGGTCTCCTAGGATTTTTGCGACGGTGGTTTTTATGGCATCGGCTACCCGCTTTTGGACTACTGCATCGTCGCTATTTTCGGCGGCGAGCCGTGTTTCTTCTACGAGGTATCCGAGCGCGTCGCGAAGGTTGATTACTTCCTGTGCGAGTTCTGGGGCGGCGGCTGCGAGGTCGAAGTTCGCATACTCCTCGTCCTCTAGTGGATAATGAGGTGACCGCAGGGGAAGTCGGTGACGGCCCATTTGGAGTATTACCCAATACTCATCCCATCCTTCGGGAACGCCCGCTACGCCATAGAGGGATTCCCACGGCCCGGGTGTGGCCTGTTCGAGTAGGCATTTCAGGTGTGTGGTGGTGAGGTCAGGCATCGTCTTCTCCTAGTAGATTGGCAATCTTCATTCCGGTTTCCACGGCTTGTTCGGTGACTCCTTGGAGGTAGGGAACATCAGTGCCGCCGTTGCACAGGGCGCTTTCGTAGAGGTCTCCACGTATCGCCTGTAGCCCTTTCTGTAGGCGCAGGTTTTCTTGTGCGAGGTCTAACCAGCTGTACCTGGTGGTGGCGGATACGCCCTGCTTCATCTCAGCTACTACGCGGCGCAGGTGGTCATAATCAATTCTCATTCCTGTACCTCCGTGAGTGTGTAGCGCTCACCAGTCGGGGTGAGGAGGCTAGGGTCTTCGCTAAAGAGTGCGCTCCTTTCTTGGTAGAAGCATGAGATCCAATCGAGTCTATTTTTGAAAAGCATGATTACTTTCCCGTATTCGGGGTGTTCTGCTTCTGCGAGGTAGTGCTTGTCATCGTCCCATTCGATTTCGGCCATTGTGGGTTGTGGTTTCGGCGGGAGGGCGGCTTTAATCGTCTCGTTCCAACCCAGTGTCTGGTTCATTTCGACCATGTCCTCCACATAGCGGGAGGCAAAAGCGGCGAGATTAGATAGCGCTTCGTGTGCATCAGTGATTTCTTGGCGGGTTGGGTTAGGCATGGTTTGTGTCCTTTGCTTGGTCTGCTAGGTGGCGGGTTTCTGCTTCAACTTCCTCCCACGTCCAGATGTGGACGTGCTCCCAATGAAAGAAATCTATTTCTGGGTTAGCGTGCTGGGCCTCGGGGTGTTGGCCGTCTCCAAGGTGGTTGGTGTCAAAGCCGATTACGCGGCCCTCGTGGTAGGTGATTCCGCCGTGTACTTCGATGTCGGGGTGCACCTCAATCATGTCGGGGAAATCAAGCCATGGGTGGTTTTCTGGAAGCTCAACGTAGCCGTTGATGGTGAACGGCCCCAGCTGCGTCATGCAGTTGACGCCCCGGTGGGTGAAGTAACGGGCGGTGTTGTTGGCGATGCAGTCAAAAGGGTTGGTCATTAGTCTTCCTCTATCCAGGTTTCGTCAATGTCTACGGAGTTAATGTTGATGATTTCGCGTGTCCATAGCTTCCGGTCGCCGTCTTCACGTAACGCAGTTTTGATACTGAACTTGCGGGCAAATGCTCCGTCATCCCACATGATGTGGCCTTCGTCGGTGATGTTCCCGTCCTCGTCACGCTTGATTCCGATTCGTGCGCCGTACTCGATTTCCTTGTAGCCAATGTGCATAGGCTTGGGGATTCGGGCGAGGTCACGGTCACGCATAGCCAACAGCGGCTTGCACCATTCCTCCCACTTGTCGGCTTCATCTTTTCCGAGCTGGGGAACGAGATCGGCGTTACCGCCGTACATGTGTGGGTCGCGTACTCGGATGATGCCGTCTTTGACGCCCTGGACTACGTAGTCCACTAAATCGTCTTGGTAGTAGGGGTGGGCGGTGCGTAGGCGACGCTCCGCTTCCTTAGGGTCGCTGGTAGCAAATTCAATAATCATTGGTGCTCCTTGTGGTTGGTGGTTTAGAGAAATTGCCAGCGGGTGGCCTGTAGGTAGCACAACCGCTGGCTTAGTGGGTTTAGTGCTTCTCTCGCTTGGCGCGCATCTTGAGTTCGAATTCCCCCGGCTGGTAAACCTTGTCGAATTCGTCGGTGATTCCGTCCCAGTATTCAAAGTCGCCTAGTTCTGGTTCGTCGCGCATGGCGGTGTTGAAAGTGTTTGGGTCTGCGGGGGTGTAGTAGCCCTCGTCCCATGCTGTGATGAAGTCGGGGGTGTCATCGTCCATTGGGGCGCTCATGAGGAGTCCGTGGCGGGTGTTGGTGCCGTCTTCGTGCCAGAGGGTGATGATGATTTCGCAGTTGTGGTTGGTGTTTTCGTGGCGTGCTGCTTGGTCTAGGTGGGTGGCGCTGCTACAGGTGTAGGCGTCCATGATGGTTTCCTTTCTGTGAGGGGTTGCAGCCCCTGTTTGTGCTTACATGTTTTACTATACACGTTTGTTTACTGTTTGTAAACTTATATGTTCGGTACAGCCTAAACATCACCCACCTCACTCAACAAAGACTCCAACGCAAACGCCGCCTGCAACGGAACCACACCATTCCCCAACGCCTTAACCTGCTGACTACGACTAAGCCCAGGAACACCAGTCACCCACCCCTCCGGTAAGCCCATCATCCATTCGATGAACTCAGGATTAGTCGCCGCACGAGTCTCGGGAAACCGAGGGTGCAGGGCCTTGTCCTCGTGGTCTATCACTATGGGCGGCGGGTTCCGGTTAGTGAGCATGGCCCATGTGAGGATTGCGGGGGCCGTATCGCCCCAGCAAAGTTTCATCTCGCGGCTGATGTCGGGGGCGCGGTTAAGCCCGGCCAGTGTGTCGAGCAGGTCGTTATCCCAGGTGATTTGCGGCGCTGGTCTGCGGGTGAGTCCGCCCTCTTGTGGTCGCTCGCTGTCGGGGTTGGTAGCAAGGATGAAAAGGCGTTCCCGGTGGTGCGGTGCTCCAACGTCGGATGCTCGTACACATGTCCATTGCGCATTCCACCCGATTTCGGCAAGGTCTTCCAAGACTTCGGTGAGTCCCAGTGTGACATGTCCGAGTACGTTCTCGAAGAATGCGATTCGAGGTCGAAGATGCTTAATTGCATCGAGCACATAGGGCCAGAGATGCCTTTCATCATTAGTTCCTTTACGGTGCCCGGCCTGCGAAAAGGGTTGGCATGGCACTACGGATAGCCAGCGGTAAGAATGTCGATTGGCTGGCTATCTCTAACCTCCTCCCAGTCCACGCGGGTTACGTCCCCTAGGTTGGGAACCTCCGGGTAATGATGCGCGAGGATGCGGGCCGGGGCGGCGTCGATTTCAGCGAACCACACGGGATGCGCGTCCAGGACTTGAGCCACACCCATTTCTAGGCCGCTGTAGCCCGCAAACATTCCGCCTATTCTCACTTGGCCTCACACCACCAATCAGTGTGAGTGCTCCGCGTGGAGGGGTTGTAGTGGCGCGATTCGCGGTATTCAGTGCCAGGGCCGCAATGCTCACTGTTATCGTCGTGAGAATCTATGGCGTAGAACATCGTGGCGATGCAACCGATGAAAGATGCGACACCCACTAGGAGAATAATTACTCCACCCGTCCAACTATCGTGCAATACATCGAAACCGAACATGCAAATGAAAACGCTTATCGTAAACCATGCCATGAACGCTACCGTTGCGGCTGCCATGATGATGTATTCCATGTCTAGCTCCCTACGATGAGTTTCAGCGCCCACAGGAGCGCGTACACGGGGTGATTCGGGTCGGCAACGCCGCCGTCTGGTGTGTAGGCGGTGGAGAGCAGGTCAATCAGTGCGTTAAGCAACGTTCTTCACCTCCTCCGCCGTGTATGGGTTCAGGTCGATGATTTCCGCATCCTCAGCGGAACGCTCCTCCGCATGGTCTAGGAGGCGCGCCCAGCAGAAGCCGGATAGGTAGAACGTGGCCGCCCCGGCCAGTACACCGGCCCACGGGGCTAGGAGTGTCCAGAGCTGGCCTCCTACGAGTACGGGCAGGCCAATCAGGGTGATTGCTGCTACTAGGTAAAAAATTAGAGTGTCGAGGATCGGGGTATCCACGGTGGTTTCCTTTCTGAGGTGTTGCCACTTGCAGGTGGCGTTGATTATGGGGTTATCGGCCCTGTGGTCGGTGATTCTTGTTGAGGGCGTTACGGAAAGCGTCAGCAGCTTTCGCTACATCGTCAAGGGTGTTTAGGTACTCTTCCAGGGTTGTGATGTAGAGAAATGAGCGCGATTTAAGGATGGTTACCTTTACCTCCCACTGGTTGGTGGATCGGTTAAGGCTCAGAGTGATTAGCGCGGGGGCCTCTCCCTCGCTGTCGTATTCGACGATGGCGGTGGTGCCCTGCACTTCCATTTTGTAGGGGGTTGCCTCGTCGATGTAGGTGGTGGCTTGAATGAGTCCCATCTTGGTTTCCTTTCTGCATGTGGGTCTGAGGGGCGGCTTGCAGGCCTGGCCCCTCAACCTATTTTGTGTCTACTTTGCGTTAGCTGCCACGATTTCCCAGAGGTCAACATCTTCGTTGATGTGGTAGCGTAGCTCGGTTCCCTCGCCGGTGGTGACGATTACCTCCTCAGCGATTGCATCGGTGTCGTGCTCGTTGGCGTATTCGCCCAGCGGCTCGATGATTTCGCGGGTTACAGCCTCGTCGCGGGTGGTGTAAGTGTTCATGATGTTTCCTTTCTGGTAGGGATTGCAGTCCCTGTTCTCTTGCTTACAAGAAATACTATACCCATATATTTACTGTTTGTAAAATCATGGGGTGGGGCGGGCACAAACCCACCCAACCAACTAGCCCCTAGCAGCCCTCAACCGGCCAGCAATCGCCCGAATATCCTCCACACTCGGCTGAGAAACCGGGGCCTCAACCTCCAACGGCCTATAGCCACGCGCCCGGCCAAAAGTCCCGTCAGCCAACTGCCTATCGCGCTCCACACGCAACCGCTCACGATGTGCCGCCAACTCACGCTTCCGAACCGGGTCATGCTCCCAACGCTCAATCACCAGCTTCGCCGCCCGCTTCATCTCCCTAGGTGTGACCATGCGCTCCCCCACTAGCTCAGTGGCCCACAACTTCACCGCATCGGGCCACACTTGTAGCGGCAGGGGAATGCCACCGAGAACGTCACCCCAAGCGTCCACTACCTCAGCGGACGGCTGAGGAAAACGATCCGGCACTAGTCGCTTGCCGTACTCCAAGACATAAGCGGCTAACTCACGCTGCTGTGGTGTACTCATTGCGCATCACCAAAATCAAGCGTTTCTGGCGGCATAGGCGGCTCAATACCCCTAGCGCCAGGGTTAGTACCATCTGAGGGTAACCCAGGGCCATACGAGCCGAAATAAGACGGATTAGCAGAACTAGACTGCGATGGCGCGAAGTCCAAGAACGACGAACCAGAACCACTTTGCGTAGGCGCAACCCAATCATCAGGCTCATCATCCCACCGCTCCTGGCTAAGCCACGTAGACGGATACGGAATCTTAGAAACATCCCGACCCTCACGCCGCCAAATCGCTTTATCGCGCTCAATCGCCTCCACCAACGTTTCGGCAGAAACCCCAGACTTACGCGCCTTGAGATACAGCGTCCGTGATTTCTTCTTCGAGGTCTTACGAGGAACATGCTTCCACCATTCCTCAAACTCATCATTGATGGGGTCGGACTCACGCTCGCCCGCAGGGTGGGCAAGTTGGTTTATCTCATCTGGTTTATTTATCTTGGTCTTCTTAGACTTTAGATTTAAAAGCGGATCGGCTTTAGCTTCTAAAGCGGGGCCGTCTTTAGCTTCTAAAGCGGTATCGTCAGATTCTGGTAACTTCCCGCGCAGCGCATAATCAACCAGATCCGGTGTCAATTGCCAGATATTCTCAGCAACAAACTCGTACTCATTTTTTTGCCAGGTTCCCTCATTCTTGGCCTTAGTGACTTCCACCAGACCCAGCTTCACGAGATCCTTTAACCCCTTAGCGATAGTGGCCGAAGACATACCCGTTTGCCTAGAGATGAGGGCATACGACGGCTTAAACCCCTCAGCGTGGGTGAGTAGGTTGCAGAGCAAATGAACCGTCGAGTGCGGCAAGCGTGAGCGGAATACGCAATGAGGAATAGCTTCCCAGCCCGGCTTCTTTCCAATCAGGATTCCTGGCATTACGCGAATACCCCCTCATCAAAAAGCTTTGCACCCTTGGCTGAATTGCATCGTCGGCACAAAGTCTGCAAGTTTGAGTAATCGTTGCTGCCACCTTTAGCGAGTGGATAGATGTGGTCGATACACAGATCGTCACGGCTACCGCACTCGACGCACTGGTATCCGTCGGCCCGCAATACTGCCAGCTTGGTTGATGAAGAAATCGTGCGACGGTTAGTGGGCACTCCCTCAATTTTGAATTTCGGTTCCCGCTCTCCGTGAATCTGGAAATCGATAGCTTCGGGAGTCAACCAAAAGCCGACGAACACCCCGTTTTCATCATCGATGAATCGATGGTCTATGACCAGTTCCTTATCCTCAAGACAGTACATTGCAGAGTTAAGTTGCTCAGGCGTAAGACCAATATTCATAACGTGGTCTAGCGGCACGGTTTGCAACCCGGTAACTTTCTTTGCCGAGTTGCACATCGTCATAAGAAGTAGTTTCTCGTAAGGGTGCAATCCTTTTTGGCGGATCGCCCAGTCAACAGCACGTTTCATGCCTGCACCTCCGTCCGGGTGGTGGTGCCGTCCTCATTCAAAATCACCCACACGCCCCTAATGCACATCGGCACCTCAGCAGGGTTAGGGTGGTGCGAGTGAACAATCAGCCCTAACTCTCGGCCCGCCTGCGGAGACTCGTGGGTGATGCGGTGGTGGCACGCGTGGCAAAGCGCGGCCCCGTTGCTCACAACATCATTGTTTCGCTGGCGACGTTGCCTGTGGTGCCATTCTTCCGGCGCGCCGGTGCAGCCCTTTAGACCGGCTTCACAGCGGCCCCGCGCCCTATCCATGACCAGCATGTAAACCTGCTGCGGCATTGCACCTCCCCTACGCGGGCGTCGCTTCATAGGGGTGCGTTTAAGTGGTGTTCGCTTCACCGTGTTTCCTTTCTGTGTCACTCCCCACCCGAGCGATTGCAGTCGCACGAGGGGTACAAGAAATTGAGTATAAGGGGCGTTGAGGGCATTAAAAATAGCCCCGCCCGGCGTGCGGGCAGGGCCACCCCATGAGGATTCAAGCGTTAGGCCGCCTCGGTGCCACGCTCCTCCACTACTTCACCGTCAAGCACGGTTTGTACATTCTGCTGAGCCTCCTCAGACTGGGCTTTACGTAGGCGCTGAATGGTCTCCTGAGCCATGCCTACTAGCTGCCCGTCACCCTGCTTTTGGTAGTACCGCAAAGCGCCGTTGAGCTTATCCATGTCGCGGTTCTTCTCAGCATCCATCAGGCCCTGCGCCTGTTTAGATACGTAACTTTTCCGACGCTGAGCTTCCTCCTCCTGGCGGGCGCGTTCCTCCTCCTCGCGGATCTTCTCCTCGTTGAACTCACCATCGGGGCGGGTCTCAACAAAGGTGTTAGCCTCAGCGTCCGCGCCGATACCCATCGAGGTGAGTAGCTTCGCCACGCTGAAATCATTGAACTGCATCTCGCCGCCCACCGGCAGTTGTAGCTCCGGCACGGTGGTGGCGATCTTCGTCATTGTCCACTGGCGTGGGGCGCGGGCCTGTAGCACCACTTGGCAGTTATAGGGGAGGTTCTTCTCCGCCTGAATCTTCCACTGCTTGTCGCGGGTCGGGTTGCCCTTATCGTCCATAGCGGTGACCAGTTCTAGGCGGGAGGTGAGTAGCACCGGGCCGTGGAACTGGCGGCACTGGTGCAGGATACCGTTCCACACGTCCTTAATCTGATTCCACAAGTCCATGCTCAGCCGCACACCATCTTCCGGCACCGGCTTGCCTTTACGGCGGGCGCGGCGATTCGCTTCCTGCTGCCCGTTATCTTGCAACAGCTGCCAGATTTGAGTCATGGAGTCAATAATCAGCAGGTTAAACTTTCCCTCCGCTGGCTCCTGAGCTGCCGCCCACTGCAATGCCTCACGGATATTACGGATGGTGCCGTCGTGCTCGATGATTTCAAAATCAGCGCCCGGCACAGCACCGTAAGCGTCGGCCTGAGATTCCCCAACTTCAATGAAGAAAGCGCGGTCTACGGACTCCATGCCGGTCGCTTCAACCGCCGCCCACGTCTTACCAGTACCCTCTTGGCCCGCGAGGAGCATAAGGGGGAACGATGCGCGGCCACTTGGTTTACGGGTCTTAAATTCTCGCATTTTACTTGGTTTCCTTTCCGTCTGTGATTTCTGCTAGCGAGTTGGAGGCGCGGGTAATCATGTGCTCGATTGCAGCCTTAGCAACATTGTCAGTCGCCTTATTGATACTCATGCGCGAAGTAGATGCGTCGCGGATTTCCCAGCCGACAGGTAACCGGCCAGTAATTTGCCATTCTTCGAGAATTTTGCCCGAAAGGAACTTCTTATCTTCCTTGGAAATATCGGAATCAAACAGTTCCTTATGATCTTCGAAAAGTAGGTCAATGATTTTTTGGGAGCGAGGATCCTCTTTATCTGGAAGTGAGTCTGTGATTTCAAGACCGTAATCCTCAGCCATACCAAGCAATACAGCCGGATCGGTACATACGGCTTTCTTATTAGGCTGGCTCATGGAAGCGGTGCCCAGCTTCACGCCCTGATCATTGGTGACGGTGCGCTTGTCGCCGGGGGCGAGTTGCTTTTCTAGTTCCCGCTTCTCCTCTTTGTGCTTCTCGTACAGCTTGCCGAGTACAGCGGATTGGAGGACTACACGCTGGGCGAGGTCAAGACCGTTCGCCTTTACGTGGTCGGGGGTGTTATTCTGAGTGGGCATCAGGTTTTCAGTTTCCTTTCTGACTGGTGCAAGCCTCCACATTTATGGTGTTGCAGCGCCGTGGGGGCTTTTCTTATGCGCTTAGGCTGCGGCGGCGAGTGCCTGCTCCATCTCGATGAATGTATCGAGGTCGCGGCGGGTGAATAGGAGCTTGCGGCCGGGGCGGGACGCTTTGATTAGTCGGTTTTCACTGGCTGGGCGGTTCATGTACGAGTACACGGTGGTGCGACTGATTCCGCCGAGGTACTGCTGTGCCTCTTTGACGTCTAGCAGTCCCTCGGGGTGGCCTTTAATGTAGATAGCCAAGGGGGATTCCTTTCTGACTGGTGGGTTTGCCTTGCAGGGCGGGGCTATTCCTTAACCCTGTACTAAACTGTACTATACGGTACTGGTCTTTGTAAAATCACCCGCTCACACCCAATCTTGATACGCTAAACCCATGACAACCCCCGACCAATGGCTACCCGGCCAACTACTCCAACGAGCACGCGAACACAACGGCCTATCCAAAGCCGAAGCCGCCCGCCGCTCCGGCCTCTCCGAATCCTGGTGGCGACGCCTAGAAACCGGAATCAACATCCGTAACGGCCAAAAAATCCGCGTCACCGCCACCCCAGAAGCACTAGCCAAAGCGGCCCAAGGTGTGAACCTCCCCGTCAACCAAATTTTCGAAGCCGCAGGACTAGAAACCGCAACCCCCACCAACCTCAGCGACGAAATAACCACCGAAGCCAAACGCCTCCCACCCCATCTCCAACGAGAAGCCTTAGCCTTTATCCGGGGCCTCACCATAGCCGCTAGGCAAACCGAGGAATGAGGAATAATTACTCATAGCCTGCTGAGTCTGCGCCGCATTCACATGCACATACCCAAAAGTGGTATCAATCTTAGAATGCCCAAGAATCGACGCGATAACCTCCGGCCCCACACCACACTCACGCAAAAGCGTCGCCGCAGTATGCCTAGCCGTATGTAAATCCACAATAGGCAGACCAGCATCCTTTAACGCCGCTCGCCACCTAATCAAGACACGCTTATGCCGAAGTGGAAGCCCACTACTCGAAAGCCACATCAAGTCCCACTCATTCTGTGGAGTCTCTGCTATATGCCGCCGCAAAACCTCATCTAACGGCGCAGGAACCGGAATAATACGGCGTGACTTCTCAGTCTTAGGGCGCGTCCACGCAAGCGCTCCCCTAATCTCATACCATTCAAACGCCGGAGGCACCGCCACCTCCCGATCATTACACCGCCTTGCCTCAGCCCCCACCGCGCACTTACATTTTGGTCCATGCCGCCAAGGTAATCTAGTCGCCGCCCACGACAAATCAATCTGCGCCATACCCGGCACCAATGACACACGACTACGAGTAAGGCCTAATAGCTCACCATTTCGAGCACCCAAAAGAAGATACGATGCCCACATTGAAGCCAACGTATCCCCAGCCTTGGCAGAATGAATAATCAAATGCCGCGCCTGATCGGCAGTGAGTGCAGTTCTCGTATTTCGAACAGCACGCGGCCGATCCACCATCGAGCAAGGGTTACGCTCAATAAGTCCACGTCTAACGGCATCCCTCATAATCACAGAAAAGGTTGAGTAGTTCTGCTGAGTGTAACGATCTCCGCATCCGGCGTTACGAACGGCAGATATTAACTCTCGTACCTCGTCTGCTCCAACATCTTTCAGCGCGTATTTTCCTAGCGTGGGGATTATGTACTTTCGGCACTGCCCTTTGACACCTCTGAGGGTTTGCGGGGCGTACATTTCAAAGGCTGTGGAGTCTAGCCATTTTTTGGTAAATGTTTCGACGGTTATTTTTTGTGGGTTGCTTTCACCCTTTTTTAGTTGTAGATACAACTCGTTTCGGCGGCGAATGCACTCCGCTTCGGTCTTTGCTGAGACAGTGCGGCGTACTTGGCGTCCTTGTCCGTCCCACCCTACGGTGATTGCGGCGCGCCAGCGCCCATTTTTGGTTTGATAAATGGAGCCTAGCTTGAGGTCTTTTACTGGTTTCATGGTTGTGTAGCTGCCTTGGTAGCTGTGTGGTGGTAGCTGTATTGGTAGCTGCCACCCTGTACTGGAACGAACACTATAGTACAGTTTCCAAGCTGCTAAGAAAATGACCAGTCTTGAAAATTATCCCTGTACTGGTACAAGGCAAGAAGCAACCTTACGGGGTGCGGACTTCAGGCACTACGCCACCAATACCGCCTGAAAACAATACAAAAACAGCCCACCACCTGCGCAAATATCTGGCCGGGGTGGGCATGTATTCAACGTGTACTCAGCACGTGGTAGCTGTGGTGGTAGCTACCGCACCCGCACGCTCACGATGGGCGAATCATCCTCACGGGGTTGTAGAGCGCAGCTCCACTCAGAACGAACAACGCCCCCAAAATCATTCTGAGAATCAACGTGCCCCCGGATACGCCACACGGTGCCGTCCATTTCTTTTTCGGTGGTGTACTCAGAATCATCTTCAAACTCAGCCGTCGATGGGGACTTCAATTTATCGGCAACCCGCTCGTGGCATTTGTCTCGGGCTTCGCTTGCCGTCCAGTCGAGGATTGAATCTTCTGGGGTGAAGCAACCGGAGAGGGTGAATAGTGCTGCGGTGAGGGAGAGGGTGAGAGTTGTCTTTTTCATGCTTTAAGTATAAGGCTAGTCCGTGACGTGGGTAACATTGGGGTGCCGCTTGGCTGGATTTTAGGAATGCATAGAGGTGAAGTCTTTTCGTCACCGTGCCGTTATTAGCGTCTTAATCCAACATACTAAACCTACTTGATAAGTAAAGTCGGTTGATATACACTTATGGATGTAGCACAGAAAGGAACAACACCCCATGTACACCCTCACCAACACAACCCACACCATCACCGGCGACACCCTAGAAGACCTGCGCCGCCAACTAATCGACTACCACGAGGACAACCGCCGCGACCCCCAATACGGCGACTACGCCGACCAATTCCACGCAGTCTACCCCCTAGACGAATCCGAACTTGACGAAGACGAGACCCCAACAACACCCCGGCCACTCACCCCAGAAATCCTAAAAGGACTCGCTAAGCACATCTGGGATACACCCACCGTCTCCCTCACCGAAGAAAAAGGCACCGATATTCACCGCCTCGCCGAGACCCTGCACTACATGCTCGACATGAGCACCCATGCCGCTGAGGATGCACTACGCACCTACATTCAGCAGATTGAGGAACTGGAAGACCGCAGCATCGACGAAGACGAAATCGCCGGAGAAGACGCAGACTTCCTTATCGGCGCGGTGAAATCCGCCCGTAATGCTGGTGACCTCGGAAACAAAGAGCTCGCCGCCCTGGAGGAGGCCGCCACTGACTACCAGCACGCCGCCGATAACGCCGATACCCTACGCCAAGAGCGTGATAAGGCAATCCGCGCTGCTATTGCCGCCGGGGCCAGCAAAGCCAGTGTCGCCCGCGCCGCAGGAATCAGCCCCCAAGCCGTAGGAAAAATGGTGAACTAGCAATGCAGGTAGGAGACCCCGACGGATACGGCCAATACGGCATCATCGACGGAGATGATGAGCGTATCCTATGCCACGAATGCGGGCGTATGTACAAGTCCATAGCGGCACACGCCCAGATGGCGCACGGGATGATGGCGGAGGACTACCGCGCCGCGCACGGCATCCCCAAGCGAATTCCCCTCGTCTCCCCAGGTATGAGCGCAGCACGTTCAGAAAAGGCGAAAGACCGACTAGGCTCCGAGGGGTGGAAAAAATTTGAGGCGAAGCGTGACCCCACTGCCGCCTCCCACTCGCGTGACGAGAAGGCATTCAAGCGTAGAGGTGCGGACATTGAGGCTCATGCGCAGCGCGCCCGCCAGCACCTGAAAGGCGCAAAAAAGAAGATTCGGCCCTGTGTGGTGTGTGGCCGTCCACCTATAAAAACGCAAATGATGGTCCCAACATGTAGCGATCTTTGCTACAGGATTAGTACCTATAGATCGCACAAGGGTGGCCAGCGGGCGGCGCTATGGTGGAGTATGTGGGAGGAGGGGGAATCTTGGTCTGCGATTGGTCGAATGTACGGGTGCTCGCATACGAATGTGCGGTGGACTGTACGCCGCTGGCAGGAGCATATGTCTGATATACGTGAGCTGGTTCAGCGTACACCTACGGTTGAGCTGAGGGCGTGGGAGCGAGATGCCCTGTAAAACGCAGAAAAAGACCCCCACCCACAAAGGGCAGGGGTCGAGGTCTAGAAGTCGTTTTCCAGTTCGTTAGGTATGGGCATATCAGCGACGCTTTCAGGGTGGCGGAGCCGCCACTGGCGGATGTGGTTCACTGCGATAAAGTAGCGGCTTTTCCACACCTCCAGTTTGTCGCGCAACTCAGCAATTTCTCCACGCATCTCAGCAATCGACTTGTCACGGGCTTCCAGCTGCTCGTTCGTCCACTCACGAATCGACTTTGTAAAGGACTCCCACTCCGGGCCTCGGGTCTCAAGCTCGGCTTTCTTTTTCTGGTTCTTCTCGGTCAGCACGCTACCTATCACGGTTCCAGCAACGCCGATTATGGCGACGATGATGGTAGCCAATGGCCCGTCTACGGGCATCATCGTCACCTCCCGTCTACGATTTTCAGCTCACCGGTCTGGCCGCGTCCGTATGCGTAGAGGGTCATGGTTGCGATGCCGATGTAGCCGAGGGAGGACACCCAAGCGCGGGGCAGGTCGCCGAGAATCGTGGCGAAGATGAAGCTGAGCGCCCACATGGAATGTAGGCCCACGACGGCCCCGACGGCGGCGGGCACGAGCTTGTGCCACTTTGCGGCGCATACGCACAGCAGGCCCATGAGAAGCCACACCACCGCCCACGAGGGCGGGTTAAGCACGCTTTCCATGAAGTGCGTGGGCTTGCGCTCCGGGTTTACTAGCAGCGGTGTGTAGGACATTCCGCGAGCTATGGAGATGCTGCCCAGAATCATCAGCCCGGCAGCATCGGAGACGAGCCACCTGGCGACGCGGCGCTTAAATCTTTCCCAGTCCACGGCTCACTCCCCTGCTGTGGTGGGCCCAGTGTAGACCGGCAGGGCGGTGGGGGTTTCTGCCACTTCGCGGCGCTCAGCTTGGTCTGCCAAACGTGGCGCCATAGACGGGGTGACACCATCAACCGTGAGCCGGTTAGTCAGGGTGGTGATAAAGAAGCCAATACCGCCCACGAGGATGATTGTCCATTCTGGCGCGTCCGCAAGGTAGACCGGCAGCACGCCAGCTACCCACGCCACGGCCTGCAAAATAAGCATGATGGTTCCCTTGTAGCGTAGCCACCACGGCTGCTCCTGTAGCTCCACCGCCACGGCCTCAGCCACATGCTCAGACACGGAATTAAGCACTTCTGGATTGTAGTGACGTGCCATTATTTCTTCCCCTTTTTGTCCAGCTTCTTCTCAATACGGGCAACATCGGCTCGGAGCGCGGCAACCGCGTCCACGAGGGTTAAATTTCTGCCGTCCTCTGTTTGCCCCAATTGAGGCCAGCCGTTACCCGAGGGTCCCCTTAGTTGTCGCCATATTTCCTGAATCGCATCAAACTGCGGCCCAAAAAATCCACTGATAAAGGCCGTGAGCTGCTTGTAGAGCTTGTTCATTTCTTCCTCCGATAGTTCCTCTGTTGGAGCAGACTGGCCGGTGAATAACGCTTGTAGCTGCGCCTTGCTGCCCCGGTAGGCATTGATGTCCACGGTGTAGCCAGCGACCTGAGCATTACTGCCGTACTGCCACATGGTGGGCTTCTGATTGCCCAGCGGGTAATCCCACTGCTGGTGCCGGTCGCCGGGGTAAATTGCGCGGGGTGCGCCGCTGCGGTTCTGCCCGTAGGCGGCAACCCAGAACGCCCCGAACTCATGGGAGTCCGGCTCGTGTGGGGAGATGCGCCCCTCCCAATATGGGACGTAGGAATAGCAACCAATGACACGCACGCCGTGGCGCTCAAACTCGCGCTTGCACTGGCGGATGTGGTCAACATGCAAACCAGCCGGGGTCTCCACATCAATCCACACCGGGCGCTTCTTATCCCCCATGACCTCAACGCTGGCCTGCACCTGCTGCGCCACCGTCGTACCCTCCGACGGGTTACGGAGGTAGTGGTAGGCGGCAGTAACAAGACCCGCTGATTCCGCATCGTCTAGGTGGGAGCGGTAGCAGCGGTCACGGTGCGTGCCGTCGGTGGTGCGGATAATCGCAAACTCCACGCCCTCGCGCTTCGCCTGCGCAAGACTCATGCCGTCCTGATGCTCGCTAACGTCAACGCCGAACAAAGTCCCCGCCTCCGGCCTTAGCTTGGTCTCCTGCGCGGGCTTCGTCTCGCCCGGCCAGCGCGCCCCGCGTAGAACTTCCTGCGGGTCAAGAATCGTCTGCCCCAGAACACGGCGGGCCGGGGCAACCCATGAGTAGCGGTACACCTCAATGTGCAGGTGAGGCGCCACACCACCATTAGTGCCCGAATCCGGGTTAATGCGTCCGATACGCTGCCCTTCACGCACCTGCTGGCCTGCTTGCACCTCGGGGATGATATGCCCGTACACGCTCTCGTTGCCGCCGACGCTGGCGGGGTGGTCAATCCTTATCCACTGGCCGAAACCGCTGGCCGGGCCAGCCTGAATAACCGTGCCGTCCTTAATCGCATAGATTGGTTTGCCGCCTGAGCCACCAGCCACACCGTAATCCACGCCAAAGTGAATCGTCCCCCACCGTGGTCCGTATGGGCTGGTGACGACGAAGCCCTTATCAACCGGCATCGTAACCATATGTGACCTCCTTCAGATATGAGTTAACCCCCGTGACCTCGGCGGTCAGCGGGGGCGTGTGGCTAGTTGAGCTTTGTCCAGTAGTCGGTTGCGGTGTCTGGTCTGCGGTCGTCTCGTGTGGTGTGGAGGCGTTTGGAGACGTAGAGGTCACCGTTGTAGAGGCGTGTTGTTCCCTTGGTTAGGGTTTCGCCCTCGCGCCATTCTGGGACTGTGGGGGCTGGCTCCACCGGCTCAGCTGGGGTGTCCGGTTCCGTAATCAGTCCAGGAGCGTCCTCACCCTCCGTATTAATCGGCTCGTCACGCAGGAAGTCCCGGGTCACGTCCTGCCAGCCGGAGAAGATTTCGCCCGGGGTTTTCGCATTCTGCCCCAAACGGCGATTGCGCCACAGTTTCCCGTCGTGGGAGACGAGTGCTGCTGGCGGGTAGGCCGTGGCCCTACTGGTGGGCTTAGACCATGCGGCGACCTTCGCAACAAGCTGGTCGAGGCTGGTTTCCGGCTCCACCTCAGTAGCAAACTGGGGCTTTAGTTCGGGGTGTGTTTGCCAGAGTTCCTGGGCGTCCTCAGCACGTGCCGCCTCTACCGCCTCCTCGGCTTGGCGGCGTTCGTGTTCGTCTCCGACTATCCAGTTGAGGAACGTTTGCCAACTTTGGGCGTCGAGTGCTTGTACTTGTTTCTGCAGTTCTTCCATGGTGGTTCTCCTTTAGTTTTGGACGGTGATTTTCGTGATGGTGGTCGCGCCGGTATCCCACGGGTGGATTTCGATCCCCTCGATGTAGTAGCCAGGGTCTAGTGTGATCTTCTGCCCGTTTTCCACGTCGGTTAGGTACTTGTAGGCAGTGCCTGCGCCGCCTGTAGTTGTCCACCATCCGTCCATACCCCCCTTGTAGCGGGTGCCGAGATAGTTAAAAATGCAGGGCTGCACTAGACCGCCATTAGTGCCCGGGATGACTTGACTAATGGTGATAGTTACCGTGCCGTACATGCGGGGCGTAACGATAACAATTTTGCCCTTGCTCAAATCGTGTGAGCCTTGAAACACCGTGACAGGTGCCGTCAGTCTTGCAAGTTTCTGCTGTAGTGCCAACACGTCCACCTGCGCGGCCTTACCAGACAGGGCAGTATCCACGTACCTCTGCGTCGTTACGTTATTTGGCCCTTGCGGGTCAGCCGCTCTAATTGTCCCGACTTCGGAGCGCTGTACGATAGTCTGATTAATCGCAGCGTCCGATACTGTCGGCATATCGCTAATGTCCGCCATCTTATGCGTATGCGTCGATGGCGGGAACGTGGAGGGCTTGCCGGTCACGGCATCCCACGTGGATGCGCCAGAAGTGCCCGGGTCACCTTTCGGGCCACGTAGGGAGGGTGATGTTTTCCCGTTGACGGTGAGCTTATCCCCAGACCACGACGTAGAGCTGGCGATGTTGGCGGCGCGGTCAGCATCCTGCTTAGCACTCGAAGCACTACCCGCCGCTTGTGATGCGGACTCAGCGGCAGCACTAGCGGACTTCTTCGTACGCTGCTCCGCCTCGGATACCCATACCGAAGACTTATTAGCTGACGTAGAGGAATTACTAGCTCTACGTGCAGCATCCTCAGCGTTGGTCTCCGAGGTCTTGGCGTTGCCTGCTGCTGTTTCAGCGCGGGTGGCACTATCCTTAGCTGCCGCCGCGTCACGGTTTACAGTGGTTTCTGAGCTTGCCGCTTTACTAGCACTAGAAGCCGCAGCGGAAGCCGAAGATTTAGCCGCAGAAGCATACTTACCGGAAGCCTCAGCATCCTTAGCAACCTGCTCCGCCTGCGCCTCAAAAACGTTCATCGTTTCATCGAACCCAGTCGGCACCGGGATGTGTAGGAAGTCGAACCCGTCGATTTCTACCCAAGCCCTGCCCGTGCGTACAAGGTCATCGTCGTCTACGAATTTTCCGGCGAGTTTAGCGCTGAAATCACGCTCAGCCATACGCGCTCCTCCCCATGATGTGATGGTCTATGGGGAGGATTATCGGCTAATCGGGGCTGCGGTAGGAGGCCCTAGTTCTACTATCCGTACTTATAAGAATCAAGTGATGGAACGTAGAACTCTACCAAACTCTCACCAAGGAAAATGGACGGAATAATCAACGTCCCAGCAGGAATAGTGCTACCAGCATAGACTTTATTCCAAGTTCCCGTACCAGAACCAGGAACCCACACCGTCTGATCCGCTTTCACGTCAAAATACGGGAACCTAATAGACCCCTTATTATAAACAACCGGATTACCCTCAATAATATTTGAGTAATCCAATACAGGCTCACTAAACAACCCCATGCCTGTCTTTTGATCAGCCGTTTTAGCAGGAATCAAGAAACGACGATCGTCCGGGTAATACGGCTGAATCGAAATCTGAACATGGTCAATATCCACAGGGGCCTTAGTCTGCCACCACGTACCACGAGTACTTGGCCCCACACCATACGAGTGACCATCAATATAGCCCTCATCATTGACCATCAAAATAGACACATTGCCAGCCCATTTACCCTTGGCGGAAATATGGAAATTAGAATCATGCGTACCGCCAAGGCCCCAGCTTTCAGAATCAATGAAGCCGGTAACAAAATCATTAGTAATCACACTCTTGCCACGAGTGGACACCGTGACGCTACGCATACCAATCGCATAATCAGCGGCATGGCCTGCGATCCTCAAAGACATGTCCTGAGACTGGTCACGGTTACGCTGATACTCCTGAAATGCCGCAACTGTATCGTCACGAGCCTGCTCAGCTAGTTTACGTTCCTGCTCAGCATTATCACGCGCCAGCTCGGCAGTACCACGCGCCGTTTCAGCCTTAGTACGTTCCTGCTCAGCCTTATTGCGCCACGACTCGGCGGCGGCACGAGAAGCCTCAGCATCCTTACGAGCCATCTCAGCCTTAGAACGCTCCGATTCTGCACTAGCCCTGGAAGTCTCAGCCGCATCACGCGCCAGCTCAGCCTTAGACCGCTCCGATTCTGCACCGGCACGGGAGTTTTCAGCATCCTTTCTTGCCGTTTCAGCTTTCGACCGCTCCGACTCGGCACCGGCACGAGCGCGCTCAGCATCACCACGCGCATCTTCCGCGTCTGCACGTGCATTCTCCGCCTTACGCCGCGCCTCCTCGGCTAGACCACGATACTTTTCCGCATCCTCGGCAGACAGCGAAGCCGCATCGGAAAATCCCTTAGCTGCCTTAGAAAGCTCGTCCGCGCTATTGGAGAACTTACGCGCAGAATCCGTGAAGCCGGAAGCCTTATTCGAGTATTCCAAAGAAGATTGGGAAAATTTTTGAGCAGAATCTGAAAATCCAGAAGCCTTATTGGAGTACTCAAGCGATTTTTGAGACGAGGCCGCAGACGCTAAAGCGTGCTGGTGTGACTCCTCGGAATGACGCCCCGCCGCCTCGCTAAAGCGCTTCGACGCCTCAGAATAGCCAAACGATTCCTCGGAATGGCCCAGTGATTCAACGCTCCACTTTTGCGACTTCTCACTATAAGCCGCTGATTGTTTCGTGTGTTCCCAAGACTCCTGAGAATAACGGTGCGCTTCATCGGAATACCGGGAAGCGGCAGACAAGTCCCCCTTAATGTCCTTACGCCACTGCATCGAATCATCGCTGAAACGATCATCCGCCACACGCTCAATCGCATTCTTAGGCAACTTACGAGGCGGAGCCAACAACGCCTTACGACCCGCTTTCTCCTGAGCCTTAATCTTCCGCTCCAACGAAGCCAACACACCATTAACCTCACGGCCTAAAATAGGCTCCACACTCAGCGCGTCATTGGCAGACGATTTAAGCGAGTACCCCATAATTACTTCGGATACACGGGTGGTCTTGTCTACAAAGCTCACACGATCGCCGGGCTTCCAACCGGGAACCACACGCCCATCCGGTAGGCGAATATCATCACCAAACACCACCGTCTCATGGTGGCCGGGCGCTAGGCTCATGGAGGTGGTTCCCTGAGAGCGCGCCCACTCGCGGGCAATTTCCGCCGTTGGATTAGTACCACCCGTGGAGGATAGGTTCATGTACTTTTCGCGCAGGAAGAACGGCCCGGCCTGAGCAATATCAACCCTGCCGCCAGCCTTGCTGAAAGATACTTCAGTACCATCAATTGTGGCGTGGGGCTGCACATCAATATCAAGCTGTTCTACCTCGCTGGGGAACCCGGCAGACCCCGGCAGGTAGGCGGCGGCGCTTTCCGCATCCACTGTGCCCACAGTCCCCTTGGGCTGTAGAATGCCGGACTCCAAGGCGGCGATGGTTTGCGCGTCCATCTGCCCACCACCAATGAGCATTGCCCCATCTGGCCCCGTCTCGGTGGTAGACCACTTCCGCAAACCACCACCGGGTGCGGAGGAGAACACCACGCCACGACGGTCACGGCCCTGGTGTTGCCACACGAAAGTGCCCGGGGTTTGTTTCTGATTTTTACCCTCGGCCTCGTAGCGCTTATTATCCTCGGCGAAGTCGGCGGGGTTGGAGAGTACCCATTCCACACCCTCTTTCCAAGCGTAGGCGGCACCGCCGCCAATGTAAGATAAAGCCGCCTTGTAGGATAGTTTCTCGCCGGACGTTTTACGTAGCAGACCGGCAGCGGCGCACGCTTTGAGCTTCCCTACCCGCCCCTCAGTAAACGTTCCACGCTTCCACTCGGTAACGAAATGCGGGCGGTGAGCCTGAGCACCCACCAAATCACGTACCTCAGCACGGGACACTACGAACACGTCCGCAGAATCAACCGTTTCATAGTAGCCCAGCGGCCTATCGACCACTGTTTCAAACGGTATCCAGCAAATACCCGCCGTATCCTCAGCTGCTAGTTGGCCGAAGCGGATACGTCCATCACCATTCCACGAATTCTCAGGCATCGCAGGAGACTCAACCGCCAACGAGTCACCAAAAATACGGGGGCTGGTCTTAGCGTTAGGCCACCGCCCCTTGCCCAACTCATGGCGCATCCACTGGCGCTCCATAACCCCCGTGTAGAAACGCACAGTGCCCGCCCCCGGAACCTCTTGGCCCGGTAGGAGCTTACGCACCTCCACGAACGAATCTGAGCCTGCCAGCGGTTCATCGAGAATGTCCGCCACGTAATCCTCGGTACGAACCTCAACCTCAACCGGGTCACCATCCGACTCCACCAACACGTAGGTGGGGAGGCCGGTACGCACAGCACCACGAGAAACCAGCCGGTGCGTCAACTCACCAATATGAGACGTGATGGTTTCAGAGGAGGAGTCGGCGGCGGAAGCCACCGTGGAGCGAGCCAACATGCGGTGAAAGTGCTTATGCTCAGACCACAAGTTCACCTGCGCGTACTGTGTACCGTCTTCATTCTGCCCAGTTTCTACCGATTCCACGTACCCGTCCCAGTGGACACCGTTAATCGTGAACGTCACTGGCACCGGCACGTGTCGGCACTGCCGCAGGCGTGGGAGCTGAGGGTGATCAGCCGATAGAGTTAGCGAGCCGGTATCCACAGACCAATCCGCCCGCCCCTGTAAATTCAGCTCCTGCCACGGGGCGAGCGGCCACCACCTCGACATGAACGCATCCCACACGCGGGCATCGATCTGTTCATGGCGGGGGGTGTGCTTGACTACCATGCTCGGCTAAACTCCGGTATCCACTCGATGGTTAGACTGAAATCATTACCGGGGCTAGTCGCCTCGACCTGCACCTCCCCCATGTTCTTTTTGACCTCCACGGGCATCGGCCAGAATGGAACCACGGCGCTAAAATCCGGGTTGCCGTACAGGTCGGTCACGTGGCGGCGTTGGGGGTGCGAGTCAATGGCCCAGCCCTCGGCTCGGTACGGCAATTCTTGCCACTCGTCCTCAGCGGTCAGGCGGACACGAACACCACCATGCTTGCCTTTAACGGTGAACTTCGGCCACACGGGCTGGTCACCATCAACGCGGAACTTCACCGTGCCGAAGTCACTCCCCTTGGTGAGCTCAAGCCGCTCAGTAAACCGCCGCGACACATCATCCGCAAACTCAAGCTGAACCGCCAAGGCGGCAAACTTTGCCCCGCCCGGTGACTGAAACCATTTCACATCGGAGACTTGAGACAAGCGCATTTTGAACCAGCGGTAACCCCACTCCGCCGACATGATAGACAGCCCCACCGGCTGGGAGCCATCACCAAGCGAGCTGAGAAACCTATCCACCGTAGTGCGTACGTCGGAAGACTTGACCCTAATCTCAAGCTTCACACTATTGGTATCCACCCGCATGCCGCGCCACACGCCTGCCGCCTCGTCCCAGATATGAGACTTGCCGAAGCCCGATAGGTTATCCGGCACCTCCGCTAAGAAAATACCCTCACGCTTCCTACGAGGACGGGAAAGCGCCACCGGCTCACCATCCACACCCCACAAGGTAATGCGGAATTTACTATCCCAAATACGGCCCATTATCGTCTCCTAACGCTGCTTTACCATGCTGGATAGACCAGCCATGACCTTGTCTTCCAACTGGGCGTTGACCGTCACCGCGCCAGTGAACTGAGTGTCGATGTTGGTGGTGTCGCCACCCATGCTGCTGAGCACACGGCTTGCCGCATCCTGATACGCCGCCCGGCGGCGGGCCTCCTCATTAGCCACGCTGGAACGACGCGCCGCATCCAAAGCGCCCGGCACCACATCAGAACCAGCCAACTGGCGGGCATACAGCCCATCGACAACGGTCTCAGGCAAGCCCTCAATAATGTCACGGCCTGCCGCCGCAGCATCAGCCGCCGTATCAGCCACGCTATCCACAACCGGCCGCATAAGGCTGTTAGTAAACCACCCGTTCTCAACATTGAGGGAAGACCACTCGCCCACGTCCTCGCGGCTGATATTGCCGAACCCTTGCTCACGCTTGGACAACATCATGCCTTCCGGCGAATCCGCACCCCAGCCTGAACCACCAATCGACATGAGCACAGACTTCTGACCCTTGTCCAGCTTGTCATTAACCCCGGCAAGCTGCTTATTCTCCTGCTGTAGCTCGTCCAACTGACGCTGCAACGTGTCCTGCATTTCAGCCAACGCCTCAGCCTGCGGGTCATTCTCACTATGAAGGTTGAACTCAGCGCGGGCCTTCTCAATCTCAGCCTTACGCTGCTGCCGGTCAAGCTCAGCCTTAGCCTTATTGGTCAAAAGCTCGGCAGCCTCAGCGCCATACTTTTGCTCCATCTGCTTCTTATACAGCGGCAGGTTGAACACGCCGGAAGTGGCATCAAACATGTTGCCAACGTCTTCACCAGTGCCACCGGCCATGCCCACAGCCGCACCAGTCAGCGTGCCCATCACGAGACCAGCGCGGGCGGTATCTACGCGGCGCTTATCGTCACGAGAAAGCTGGTTGTACTCCTCCCGCGCCTGCTCCTTGTACGCATCCGCCTGCGCCTTACCCTCAGCGACACTAGTGCCACCCTCAACGGCAGACTTGAGGCCAGCAACACCCAACGCCAACGCGGCAGGAAGCGCAGCGCCACCAGTAGCGACCGTCAAAGCAGCGGCACCAGCCAGCTGAGCCAAACCGCCAATGATGCCAGCCGCACCCTTAGCCTGCTTTTGCTTGCCCTCCTGCTCACGAGCCAAAGCAGACGCGGAAGCCCCCAGCGTGTTCGCAGCCTCAGCGGCAGCGTTCGCCATTTCGCGAGTAGCCACCTCAAGGCGCTCATGCTGAATACGGGCCATTTCCTCCTGGTAATTCAGCTCGTAGGTGGCTTCCTCAATCTGCATACGGCGGTTAAATTCATTCTTCGCCGCCTCAGCGCGGGACAATTCCAGTTGCTTCTCAGCCACCGCAACAGACGAGGCGGAAATCATCGCCAGTCGGTCGGTATCCAAAGCCCGCTGCGACACATCCAGAATGCCCTTAGTGCGCAGGTCGGCCAGATTAATCTCAAGGTCGGCGTACTCAGCATTGTAGTCATGCCGCGCCATAGCCAAATCAAACTCGGCCTGCTGCTGGTTCAGCGTCTCAGCGTGACGCTCATTAGCGCCCTCACGCTCCAACTCGCGGAGCTTAGCCGCAGCACTCATAGCAGACTTCTGAGCGTTGATATTATCCAGCTCGGACTGCTGGCGCGCATCCGCCACACTGTTGGCGTGATCCATGTTCTCAGCCATGAGACCAAGCGTCTCCGCCACAGTGCCCAAACCGTCCGCGATGTGGTCGGTGAGGGAAGCCACGGCCTTAATCGGGGCCATTGTCAACGCCGTGTTGTATTGCAGCTGAGCCTGCTCAACCTCACGGATAGCGCGCTTCTCTTCCTCACGCGCATCCACCAAATCCTGCTCAGCTTCGGCAATCTGCTGAGCGGCCTTAACCTCATTCTCGGAAGTCTTTTCCTTGAGCTCGCGGATTTTCTTCTCCGCTTTCTCAATGTCTTCCGCCTTTTTGTCAGCCGTATAAGACTTGGTGAGTTCCTTGTTCTTGGCCTTATCTAGGTTCTTGTAGGCCTCGGTTAGCTTCTCGGTGGATTCTTCATCCGACTTGGAGGACTTTTTGCGCAGCTCAGCTAGTTTCTCCTCCGCCTCGGTAATATCCATCGACGCGTTCTTACGGTCAGCCTGAGCCTCGCCAAGCGCGTTAAACGCATCCAAGGTTTCATCGTTGACGCGCAGCCACACATCCCAGTTAGGGGTCTTAGCGTTCAGAGCGGACTCAACCTGAGCGGCGATACCACCCCGGCCGATGGTCTTTTCCAGCTGCTTAGCGATGGAAATTACTTGCTTTGCGGCAGGCTCGCCCATCTCCTGGCGGAAAGACTGCTGGCCCACGAACGGGTTGGCGAACGCCATGGCATCATCAATCTGGGCCTTGCTCAGCCCGGCCTGCTGCCCATACGCATACGCCTGAGCACGCTGCGCACTGTTCAGACTGCCGCCAACCGTTGTGCTCGGCACGTTCGACGCTAAACCTGGCGCATCAAACATCTTGCCTGGGGCGGGTGCGGAAACAGACTTGTGGGAAGCCCGCTTGCCACCACCACCGGAAGCACCACCATCAAAATCACTGATACTCAAATCAGTGCCATTGCCGTTAATGGTGACACCACCATCGCCCGTGAGTTCACCGTCATCCGAACCCGGCAGGTACATGAAGTTCGTGAAACCACGACCATCCAAAGGCCCGGCAGCACCGCCAATCGTGAAGCCCTGGCCGGTATTGCCGCCAGACTCAATATACGTGCCGTCAGGCAGCATCATGGCGGTGTGGCCGTTAGCGCCTCCGCCGTAGTCATACCAGCCCACGACAAGCTCGTTACCGTTACCGCGACCATTCTCAAAGCCCTTAGCCGCAAGCCAAGAACCCTCAGTGACGGTGGACATGCGGGAATCGAACGGGTCAAGCCCCAGCCACGTGTTCACAGCGGCAGACACCGCACCAGAGCAGTCCATAGACGATGGGGAGAACCCACCCATGACATACGGCCCATTGTTGTATGGGGATAGCTGCTCAATGACCTCAGCGGACTTGGTTCGCCCACCGTCCTCCAAGGCTGGAAGTTCAGTAGCCAAACCGGCCAGAATCATGCGGGGGTTACCCGCATTGATTCCCTGTAGGGTGCGGTCGTATGCCTCGGAGGAGTTGTTGTTGATTACCCACTCGCCAGCGTTAACGCGGGCCACGGCCTGGCCCATGTTGTCCACACCTAGGAAGCCGTCTACCTGCTCAGTGCCGGGGCCGCTGGTGGGGAGCTTGTACCCGGCATTGGTGCCAACGTTGCGGGCAGCGTTGGGGAACCCTCCAACGGCAAGGCCCGGAATCTCACCACCGTCAGCGAAACCGGGTAGGCCAATGCGGCCACCGTGCTCATGGCCGAACATTCCACCAACCCAGCTGCCGACCTTTTCACCAACGAACCTGACAACCTTAACCGTAGGGATCTGGCTAATCAGGTTGATTACAGAATGAGCCTTGCTTACAAGGTCACTGTTATTGCCTCGCATGTCCGAGGTGGTGTTGTGATCGTCCACGCCCTGCAGCTGGGAGTGCGCGTCACTAACGCCAGCATCGAGCAGGGTCTTATTCAAATCAGCGCTAGGGTTAGCGGACTGCTGGTTCAGGTACTCCAAATCGCCACGGGCGATTTCACCATTCGCCAGCAAATCATCAATGACTAGCTGAGCCGTGGGGGATGGATTCTTAATGTCCAAATCCTCCAGCAGGGCATCCGCCTGCGCTTTACCCATTTCGATGGGCGTGGTGTCCATGATGGTTTCAATGGTGATGGACTCATCATCAATTTCAGCCATCTTTGTGGTGATGGACTGCAAATCAGCCATGATTTCATCGTTAGGGGCCGTCACCTTGTACTGGATGACTTCACCGGCATCATTCTTGATTTCCTGGTACTTGATGCCCAGTTCATCCATCGCCGCCAGTACAGCAGGCTCGGGCGGGTCGATGTTGACCGTTGCGCCCTCCTCCAGCGGGTACATCGCAGCCCACACGTCACCCAAAGACTGGACGGCCTCACTAGCGCCATCCAGCTCCACCAGCGTGTGAATAACATCCGGCGCGAGACCGTAGGACTCAAGGACGTGGTTCCACTGTTCGTCGAACTCAGAACCGGCAAGCCCCATCTGCTCGCGCAGAGTCTCAAGCTGAGGCCCCATCATTTCCCAGATGCCCTGAACGTCACCGTTAGCGATAGCAACGTTCATAAGCTGGTCAGACATGCCGCTAAGCGTGTCCGACAAGGCGCGGGCATTCTCGTTGGTGTAATTCAGCTTGTCGCCGTCAAACAGCTCAGAGCCGGTGCCAATCTCCTGATTGACAAGCCCCTGCATTTTATTGCCCAGCTCTTCAATGGACTCAGCGGCCTCCATGTTCGCCTCATCGGCAGTCTGGGCCATAAGGCCCATCGCCTGCATCGTGGACTTCAACGCCGAGAGTTTATCGTCAGCGCTAGCAGAGGAGTCCGCCAGCGTAGAAATACCCGCCGCTGCCTGAGCCGCCGCAGGGTCAAGCTCACGTGCCGCATCCACCGACTGCTGGATATTGTCACGGGCCTTGCCAAGCTGCTCCGCCGCAGCCTGGGAAGCCTCACCGCCGCCCCGCAGTGAAGCCATGAGCTTGTCGTACTCAGGGCCACCCTCAGCCACGACGCGGTTCAGATCCTCCATCGGGATCTTCAACTCGCCAGCGGCCTTTTCAATCGCCGCGTACGCGTCCTTAGATTCCTGAATCTGGTTGTTGTATTCGCGCCACTCGCTAGACCAGTGGCCTTGCTTCCACCACGACAGGTCGGGGGCCTCAACCGTGTTAATGAAGCCGGAATACTCTTCGGCCATTTTCTTCATCTGGCCGAGGTCTTTCTCCACCATCGTGGAGGCCATTTTCAGCTGAGTATCGTTTAGCTTCTCAGACGTGCCCGCCAACGAGGCATTAAGCTGCTCCTGCGCCTGCGCAGCGTCACGAGTGGACTGGGAGTAGGCTTCCTGCACCGTCTTGGCTTTACCATGCGCGCTAGACAAGGAAGATACAGTCGCCGCCGCACCCATGAAAGCCACACCCCACGGGCCACCCAAAGCACCCATGACTCCACTAGCGGCAGTTTTAATTCCTGCCATACCGGCTTTAACCACACCAGTGGTCTTAGCGAACTTCTTACCGCTAGTAGCGGCGGCAGTGTACGCGCTTCCCATAGTGGAGCCGAAATCCACAATAGAATCCTTGAAGGAAACAACTTTAGCTTTAGCAGCTTCCCCCATCTCAGAGTTAAGGGCAGCTTGAGCTACCTTTAGCGCTATAAGTGCCTTAGCGGCATCGTGCACTGGCCCCGGCAAGTCCATGTACGCATCCGCTAGAGCCCCCACACCAGTCATGCCCACCTTTGCCACCTCAGCGGTGATGTGAGCAAACTTCTCGATAGATGGGGTGGCTGCATCCAGCGCATCAACCGCGCCGTTACCCAACCGGACAAGCTGCTCGTCCAGTTGGTCGAACACGCCGAGGGCTAAATCTTCCAGCGTGTTCTGTACGCGCTCCCACACGCCCGGCAGTCCCTGTGTCTGGGCGGCAGCAACCTCCGCTGCCTGGCCTTGTCGAGTAACGGCATCCTTGAGGGTGTCAAAGCCCTCACTTCCCTGTTGGGCTGCGATACCAGCAAGGCGCATAGCGTCAGAACCAAACAGGGTTGCGGTTGCGGCCTGGTACTGCTCATCGGACATGCGGGAAGCCGCGTCCTTAAGCTGTCCCATGAGGGAGGACATGCCCACAAACTTGCCGTTAGCGTCATAGACGGTGAGACCAAGCTCTTCAATCGCCGCCTGGGCGGGCTTGCCCTGGTCAGTCAGGGAAAGCAGCGCGGTCTTGAGCAACGTACCAGCATCGGAACCTTGAATACCCGCGTTCGCGAACATCGCCAGAGAAGTGGCGGTATCGTCAATCGAGATTCCAAACTGATTCGCCACCGTACCGGCCTGCTGCAAGCCCTGAGAAATGCCAGTCATTTCAGCCGAGGAGGCATTAGCTGCACCCGCCAAAATATCCGACACGCGGGAAGCGTTAGACGCATCCAGCGTGAACGCCTGCAGCGCCTGAGACTGAATCGTTGCCGCCGTGGCCGCGTCCACCTGAGCAGCCGCAGCCAACTGCAACGTGCCCTTAGCCGCCGTCATGGACTGGTCAACGCTAAACCCACCCTTAGCAAGCTCAGTCATGGCCGCAGCCGCATCCGTCGCGGACGTGGCCGTCAACGACGCATCAGTACCCAACTGGCGAGCACGGTTCCCCACCGCCTCCAACTGGGAGCCAGTAGCGCCAGACACCGCAGAGAGCGTGTTCATCTGCGACTGGAAATCCATACCAGCCTTAACAACGCCGCCCATAGCGGCACTCAGGGAGGTGATGCCAGCGGCAGCGCCCACAAACTTCGCCACGGAACCCGCAGCCGTAGAGAACGCACCATCGGCCTTAGAGGCCGACGATGCGACGTCACCCATTTTGCTGGAAGCGTCCGCCGCTGCGGTAGAAATCTTACTCAGCGGGCCGGAATCCGCCTGCGGGGAAACCTTTTTACTGTTGACCTTATCCAGGTCACTGGAAGCCTTAGAGGCGGCAGTACCAACCTTATCCACGCCACTGGTGTCGGCCTGCGGGGCGACCTTTTTGCCGCTGGTCTTATCCAGCGCGGAATCCGCCTTACGGGCGGAGCGCTCCACCTTATCCAGGCCGGAGGTCTCCACCTTTGGGTTAACGCGCTTATTGCCAGCCTTTTCTAGGGACTGGTCTAGCTGGCGGGCTTTCTGCTCAACCTGGTTAATCTTCTGGTCAAAGTCACGAGTTTCAACCTTGATTGTGAAACCAAGATCACCTAGGTCAAGCGCGCCCATCTATTACTCCTTTTTCAGCGTTGGTTGCTTCCTCAGCCCCAGCCCCCGCGCAATCGCAGTATCTTCACTTAGGAGCCTTACTAGGCGTATTCTGAACCAACGCCACTTGCGGTTAGATAGAACGCCTGAACCAAAATCAATGCCAAAAAAGTGCTGGAAATCCGTCTCAATATCGTCCCACCGGGACAACATCGACGGCCACGTTAAAGCGGACTCGTCCACGTCCGGCTTGGGCTGCACCTGCTCAGCCCACCACTCGCGGACGTACTCGCCAAAGGTTTCTAAAATGTAGGGGTCTGGCGGGCCACCGCCCGGATCGTTCTCCGAGTACGCGCCCGGATACGGGTTGTACCAAAGGTCGCTATCCGGGGCGTAAGCCCAACCGTCAGGGTCGCGCCTGAGCCTATCCCACTGGTCGCGCCAGCACCCCTCCGGATCGTCTAATCGTCCTGGGAGTCGCTGCTCTTGCTCTTGAGGTGATCCACTGCTTTTCCCAAGTCGCCGGTGGTGAAGTATGCCTTAGCCAAATCATCGCCTTGCACGTACTTGAAGTGGACGGCGGATACTAGGCGCTCCATCTGGGAATACGAGGCACCATTCTCCATGATTTCTTCGAGGATGCCGCCCGTAATTTTCGCGGTCTTAGTGTTGAACTTGGAGCCAAGTAGTGGGGCGACACGAGACCACACACCCATGCCGTTATCCTCGTTCTTTTTGCGGGCGTTGAAGTAGTCGCGGTGGAACTCTAGTACCTGCTCAGCACTTGGGGTGATGTGGTATTCCTCGCCCTTAAAGGTGAAAGAAATATCGTATGCGTCTAGTTGCTCGTCGAGCTGGCCGAAGTCGGTCATGGGTTGCCTCCCTAGTGGTTGGTTGTGTTTACGACGTGGAATAGTGTCGCCTGAGTGATAACGCGGTCAGCGGGCTAGGCGTGAAGAAAGCGCCCCGGCAAACCAGCGTGGGCTTGCAGGGGCGCTAACTAGGCCTCGTTTATGGGGTTAGGCAGCGGCACCAGCCTCAGCGCCGCGAGCGGTATTGCCGCCAGCGGTGTTCTCTCCAGAACCTACGTTAGCCGCGCCCTTGGGGTGAATAACCGACAGAAGCTCCTCAACATCCACCGGCTCAGACTCCTTGCGCTCCGCGCCCTTCTTCACGGAGTGAATACGGGTCGGCTCACACGAAGACTTAAGGTCGGAAGTGAATGTACGGAGGTCGTTAGCGCCACCGGAACCAGACGTGAAGCTGTTGGTGGCGGTGCCCTCCCAGCCCTCGTCAATGTCGGTACGCCATACGCGGAAGTCAACCTTGCCGTCCGCGCCCAGCTCCTCACCGGTCATCTTCAACAGCTGCTGGTCTTCGGTCAGTAGGTCAAGGTCACCCTTGCGGGCAAACTGGCCCTCAACGGAAACAGTGAGAGAGCGGGAGGTCTTTTCCTCGGAAGTCCAGCCGTTGGAGTCAATGTCAGACGCATCAACGGTGGAGGTCTCAATGTTCGGGGATAGAGAGGTGACGCCGCGAACGAACTTATATTCAGCCGGGTCAGCGCCTACCGGCTTTACCTGCAAAGCCCAGTTACGGTTGAGCTGCTTATTCAGCTCACAGGAATTGGGTGCAGTAGCAAACTTAGTGTTAGCCATGCTGTGCTCCTAGATTGTTGTAGGTGGTGCCAGCAAAGTGGCCGTGTAGGTGTCTACGGCGTGCCAGCGGTCGTTGGTGTCCAGTAGTGGCGGATCATTTATGACCCGCCTACAAGATAGAAACCCGCTGGTTGCGGTCAGCTTCACATCTGTGAGGTCATGCAGGTGCTTGTACGCCCGGGCCGCGTCCTCCAATGGTGTTAACTGGTCGCGGGGTGCGCCACGGAAGATGAGACTGAAACGCACTACGGGGTTTGAGTCTGAAACATCCTCATCAACCGTGAGGTTAAACACCGCCAGTGCCCTATCCGGTTCATCCTCCAAACGGTAAGCAAACACCGCTGGGGTTTCCCCCACCGCTCGCTGGTTAGTATCAGGAGGCGCGCACACCCCACAGGCCGCTAGGTACTCCGCAATCTCGTACACCAACCCCGTGCGGTACGAGGGCCGGTGCTCATTATCCTGACTGAACTCCGCCATCTAGAAGCCCCCCTTAACATGGTTACGAATGATGTCCGCTACACGGTCGGCGTTCTCATTCTTAGCCGTCTCAAGATACTTAGCCTGGCCCGCACGCGGGTGATTCCACGTAACCTCCTCATGCTGGCGACGAATGTACGGAAGCCCGTCGTAGCGGACACCACCAGCAACCTCACTGCCGGAATCCTGCACGGGGATAACCTCAGCCGACTGGCGGAGATTACCCGTTTCGCCCAGCGGTGTGAGTTGTACGGAAGCGGCCTCAACCACCTGGGAAGCGGACGTGACACCAGACTTCACGCCGTTCTTAATCTGCGCTTTAATCGCGTCGCCATTCCACTTAAGGCTCATACGATTGTCACCTCTACATGGTCAGGGGTGAGGCCGGTGCCCGTGTAGGCACGGCGGGCTGATACAACCTCTCGCTGGGCCTTAGCCCCAAAATCATCCGGCAGGGTGAGTAAATCGCCCGGCTTGGGCAACGGGCCGTCAATATCCCAGTTGATGGTTCCCGCCGCCACAATCTCTTCCCCGTGCTGGTTAAGGGTGCGGCGATTCTCCATATTGATGGAAGCCTTAACTGTTTCGCCCGGCTTAAAGGTGGTGCCGCGCATTGTGCGTATCTCTTCGCCTTGCAATTTCACCTCATGGCGGAACCACAGGTCGCGGAGCGTGTCACTCATCTTATTGTTGCGCCCCATGGTTACACCACCAGCCAAGGCTTGCCGCTCATAAGGCCCGCGTCCTCAAGTAGCAGCATTGCCCCCAACGCAAGACCGCCGCCCAGCAGGTGCTCACGCGCCTTAGTGGACTCGGAATAGTCCATCGTCACCGACGAGCCATTGTTAGACGAGGAAGCCACCAGCGCCTCAGACGTGGCACCACCCGTATCCAACTGGTCGGTAATGTCCGCCTCCACCCAAGCCTGCACCTGGGCACTGGTTGCGTACTTAAACGCATCCCTAATCTGCTCATTGGTGGGCATACCAGCCTCGTCCACGGAGTATAAAGCGCCACGGGTTTCCCGCCGCATGAGCGCCGAAGCGTAGTTAATCATCCGGTCAAGGCGATTATCCTCCACCCCATCGTAAAAGCCGTCCGGCGCGTCGTTAAGCAGCTCAGTACGGTCAATGTAGTTCATGTATAGCCGCATCAGGCCCTCCTAAGAATAGTCAGTAAATACAAAAAGGAGGGGGAGGGAGAACAACCCACCACACCACACGCCACCCCTCAGCGGGGCCACCTAACAGCGTGTAGGGCAGTAAATTATCCTCACCTCCCCCAACACCCACGGGGTGGTCTAGTGCTACTGGACGGTCACCAAACCACCACAGGGGCGGGATTCAAGGCTTAAGCAGCCGGGGTTGCGGTAGAACCGCCACCCAAAGTGCCGCCCTTAACGTCCGCCTCAAGGGAAACAATGCCCTTGGGTCGAATGACGGCAGCGCCAGAAACCATAAGGCCACGAACCAGGTCACCAAAGCGGTCTGGGTCGCGCAGCGCCTCAAGGGTACGAAGCTGGGAAGCGAAAGCCAGCGCGCCCGGCACACCAGCGATGATGGTTTCACGGCCAGCAGTAACCGGAGCATTCACAGACTGGTAGATGTTCAGGCCCAGCTGTGGCAGGCTAGACACCAAACCGTTACGGGCAACAATGTCGGTGCCAGCGGCGTGGGCCTGAGTAACACGACGGTCAGCCAGCAGGGCGGAGCCGAAGTTAGGGCCGACAACAACCCAACGCTGGGCGGTAGGTGCGGAAACCTTATCCAGCTCAAGTGCCATGCGGCGCAGCGCATCCCACGCGGTGATCTGGTCGGTGTCCGGGCGGTAGAAGTCAGCGCCATCAAAGATGGCGGTGGTGCCAATCTTCTTACCTGCGCCGTCCTTGAGCTTCGCGGCAATGTCGGTGTCTACCTTGTTTGCCATTGCGGAGCCATGCTCGTTAGTGGCGGCGGAGCGGAAGTCGCCAGCGGCCTGTACAGCGTCCACGTCGTTGACGCGGAAGCCGTAGTAGCGCTCGGTGTCCATCACCAACTTAACGTCGGTGGTCTCTACATCGTCATAGACGAGATCCTTGGTGCGGTCGTGAACCTTGATGTTCGCCGCACCAATGGAGTTGATGTGTACTGTGTCGCCGGAGTTCTGAAGAATCGGCTGGAAGCGGGTGTCGGCAATACCCGGCTGTGCGTAGACGAGGGACTTCTGGTAGGGCACCTCAAGGGTTGGTGCCCACAGCTTAGGGATAAAGGATTCAACAGACATCAGTGTCTCCTACTTCTTGTAAAGGTGTTCCAGCTTGCCCTGCTGAGTCAGCTCGTAGATTTCCTCAGCGCTCAAGTCGTTCAGGTCTTCTACGGTGTACTTTCGCGGGCCGCTGTTGTTGGTCGGGTTGGACGTATTACCGGAAGAAACGGGTGCCGCCTGGGCGCGTAGCTTCGGGTTAGCGTCCACCGTCTCCTGAACAAGGTCGGCCACCTGGGCCGCGTAATTATCAGCGGACGGGTCGAGGTTCGCCAATGCGTTGGAACCTCGTAGGTACGGGATGATGAGAGCAGGGTCGCCCTTAGCCTTAGCCACTGCATCATTAAGCGCGGTGGTTTCACGCAGCTGGCGGTTTTCCTGCTGCTGGGCTTCCAGTTTTTCCTTGTAGCTTTCGATTAGCTGCTCCGGTGTTGCTTCCTCTTCAGCGCCGGACAGCTTGGCAAGGAAGCCACGCATCTCCTCAAACTTAGAGTTCAGGGAGTTGTACTTGCTGGTTAGCTCAGCGTTCTTTTTCTCCTCGTCACGTAGGCTGGTACGACGCGCCGCCGACTCCTTGCGCAGCTTTTTCAGCTCCTTTTCCACGTCGAAGTTGTCCTGCTCAGTCTCGTGAGACTGTTCAGTGTTCTCCGTGTGGTTTTCCTGTGGGGCCTCCTGGGTCTCAGTGGACTGCTGTTCACCCTGTGGGGTGTTCTGCTGGTCGGCGGTCGTGTTTTGTACTTCACTCACGTTAGTGTCCTCCCGTAACGGTTAAAAGAATCGTCGTGGACGGCTCCTGTCCGCTCCACGGTTGGGAGTATCGCCTAACGTCGTGTGCGGTCAGCGGTACGTATTTGTTCGCGGTGTGGTAGGCGACTCAGGTAGGAGTGAGCGTTGACATGAGTGCGTTGCTCGGCTTGCCACTGGCGCACCTTACGTTTAGCCAACGCGGCCTCGTTATCGTCTAGCGCTACCGCTTGGCGTTTCTTCCACTTGCGGATGTTCCGCTCAATCTGGCGTTGGCGTTGACTAGCCGCATACTGGCGGGCATTCTCCTCTTCACTCACCTGCGGCACTGTGGGGGTTGGGTCGCCGGGAGTGTAGGCCGAGTCCCTGTGTTTGCAGTTTGGGTGGTGATACCCATTAGCGATTGCTTTATCCAGCCGCTCTTTCACATGGACGGTGACCTTTTCCCCAGTAGACGGGTCGGTCATGGTACGAGTCCCGGCATCACCAGTGATAGCCAACAGTTGGTTCTGATAAGGAACGCACTGGGGCGCTGAGGCGGGGTGCCACGAAGCTCGCACAAGCTCCACCCCCGTCGCCTCGTACCCATGTAGGTGGCCCTGCTGCTTAGCGTTGTTGCGCATGGTGCGTACAGCCATGTCTGAGTACACGTCAATGCCCCACCGTCGGCCTGCTTGGTCAATGAACCCGGTTACGCCTTTGTCTGCGAAACGGTTGAGGGCGGTTTGGAGGGCACGGGGCTGCGCCAGCTCTTCCCTCATAGCGGTGTTTACTGCTGAGGTAATAACACGCTGGTACACGTCGCGAACTTCACGCGCCACCATGAGGTGCTGGGAACGTAAAGCAGAGGCGGTTTGCTGGGCTGTAGATAACTCCACCTGGGGAGTGAGCGGAACCTGTTTCGGCGGGGTTGCACCCACCTCCCGGTACACGGCACGCACAGCATCCTCGTATTCCAACGCCGCTACCCTAGCTGCTTGTGCGTCAACGCTACGGCCCACCCGGTTCAGGCGTTCCTGCGCCACATCCAACAGCACATTCAACTGGCGTTGCCGCTCACGAGGAGAACCAGAACGCGCCGCTTTCACTACCGCCTCACGCAGCGCAAGCAGCAGAATAACCTCCGTCTCCTCATACAAACCCACGAGGCGGCGGGCTTCCTCCTCACTACTGTTCGACGCCACCATCATCACCCGTGCTAAAAGCCTCATCGCCCGGAGCTAACGCCAGCGGGTCGAAAGCGTTACGGCTCCGCTCGTCCTCCCGAATCTTCTGCACTTCCTCCGCAACCTGCTCGGGAGTCCACTCGGGGTGCTGCTTACGCACAGCCGTTTCTAGCGACATGATGCCAGCCGCATACGATTGGGAAGCCGCGTTGATTAGCTCATTATCGTTGACCTCAACCTGGTCAGGCAGCGACACCAACACGGGTTGGGTTGGTGGCGTGTACCCGTTCAAGTCTGCATCCAGCTCAAGGTACGCCGTGAGGATAGCTGAAAGGTGGGCACGCTCCATACGGGACTTGGTAGCCGCCGTGGCACGAGTGCGCTTAGTACGTGCCCTCGTCTCCGTGGCGGTCATATCACCAGACGCTTGCGGATCCATATCAACCGTGAACGGGGACAAGCCAAGCGCGGACACAGCCTTACGAATATCAGAATCGATAAGCGTCAGGTACTGTTCCACGCGCATATCAAACTGAACCTGCTCAAAGGTGGGCTTCTCTTCCGCCGTGATAGATGGGCGAGTCTTAAACACGTCACGCATGAAGTCGAAGAACTCACCACGACCCGGCCCGTCGGAGTCTAGTAGCTGCTCATCTACGAATAGGCGTCCACGTGCCGCTTCCACTTCATGTTGTAGCTGAGACCAGTTATGGTCAATGTCTTCAAAGATCTGGGCACCACGCGACACGTCAGATGTGGAGTAATACCGCAGCAGGGTATCGTGCCGCCACTGGCGCTTAGGGTGGTAGTTCGCCAACATGTGAGCCGTTGGGGCCTCAGCACCAGTCTTAAGAATAGTGCCGTACTGTAGGCCCTCAATCTCCATAAGGTGCTTAGCGCACTCATGCTGCCCGAAGTCCACTGGGAAGCCCACGTTATCCTCGGAACCTTTATACAGCTGGTATTCAATCTGGCCTGGGGTGTGTTCCTGGAACAGGCGGAATACTGTATCGCCCTTGTCTTCCACGTACGTATCCCAGAACAGGATGGAGGATTGCCGCCCGTTCTCAAACAGGCACATGCCGTTATCGGCATCAACCCACTCAATCCACGGGTGGGGCTGAACGTTCTGGTTCCACACCACGCGGCCAAATACCCAGCCTAGTGAGCCCGCGCTGTACACGGCGTTCCACCATTGGGCGGCGAACTCATCGGAGGTAACGAGGCGGTCTAGCGCCTCAGCTGCCCGGGTATTGCCCGCGTCTTCAGAAGCAAGCTCAGCTTGTGGCGGCTTGCCCGCCATGTAGTCAGCGAGGGCGGTGGTCAGCTCCTCAGCCACCGGCAGGTGGTGCGTAATCAGGTGAGACTTCGCCCGGTCGGCGGGCGGGCGTCCAAGGAAAGCGCGGGAAGTCTTGCCCACAATCCCACCATTGTATTGCGAGCGGTGCTGGTACGGCTCCGGCCCGTATTGGCGGGCGCGACGCTGGTTAATTACATCCAACTGGCCGTTGAGTAGCGCATCGTCACGGCGGATGGATTCAAACGCCGCCTCGTATTCCTTGGGCGGCCAAGTTGATTTCGGGGCGGGCATGTTCATAACCGTGTTGATTCTCCCTAGAGATTGTGGTGGCGCGTACTTGCGCCTAGTCTCACCCCACCGACGGGGCGGTCAACTAAAGCGGGTTATCCCGGTCGTGAACCGCGTACAACAAACAGCACAGCACAATAAAAGGGTGGTTGATTAACTACTTCCGAAAGGTGTCCACCCTCCAAAAAGTGGAGGGCTGCAATCCCCTTTATCTATGACTTCCAACACCAACCATGCTGCTTTTGCAAGATAACCCCTAGTGGGGCGCAGACAACAACACCCCCATTGCTGGATGCCGCAGTACCCATCGACCGCCAGTGCAGATGCGGAATACCAACCCGCCCACGCCCCACAACACAACAAGGCACAAGCATCATCCAGGGCTCATAGTGCTATGAATATGGCGACAACCCTCAAGCACGGAGCATCGTTAGGTAGATAATGCTGCACCCTGCTCCCGCGTGTTGTGGGGCCAATGGTGAACATAATTCCGGGTGGTATAGGAATACTTGCTGGCCTCAACACAACCACGTGAGACCAAACGGCATGTGGGGTGTTGTTGCCTGCGGGTTACATTATGGAGCCGACGGGTGTGCGGTCACGCATGGCTTCCACGTGCCGTATCCAGAATTGGCGGGAAGAAAAGACGGCGTAGCGGGCCGCGTCTACGTGGTCATCGTCTTCCTTGATAGGCGCGTCGTTGCCCCGCTCGGTTGCTTTCGGATCCCATCTATAGCCCGGTATCTCATTAATCAGCCGTGGGCACTCCTCAGCCACGGTCAGTACCCCGTTGGTGAATAGGGAGTCTAGGGTGCGGATACCGTCCACAACCTTATTTTTCGCTGCGGCTACGGTAAGGCGGCGGCGGTACAGTTCCTCTTTGAATGATGCTGCGGCGGGGTCAAGATAGATGCCCTTGGGTTGGTTCGGTAGCTCGGCCAACCATTCTTCTAGGCTGTCGGCCAGCTCCATATCGGTGAGGCGTGTACGCCCACCCATGTCATTCGTTTGGGGTGACCACTCGTGTGAGAGCTGCAAACCATCATCCGTGACGGTCAAAGCATAACCCGCCGTGGGGTGGTTCGTACCGTAGTCAATACCCACCGCCAACACAGTGCCCTCAGCCCTGGGGTTAACCATCACGTCCGGGTTCCACGACTCAAACACCGCACCCTCGGCGGCAACCCACTCAGCCTCAATCATCCGCCGATAAAATAGTCCAGCGTACTGGCGGTGTAGGCGCTCAACGTATCGACGGCTCAGCGTCGGATTATCGGTAAGTAGAAATTTCTCGACGTGAATATCCGGATCGGTATGCTGCCGGTCGACAACACGTTCTTTCAGGTAGTGGCCAGAGGTTCCCGGGTTGCAGGTGACCAGCAGGCGCGAGTCTGGGAGGGATAGGCGGGTTAGTAGCATGTCCCAAAAAGACTCCGGCCAGCTCACAGCCTCGTCACCCCACGCGTTCAGGATCGTCAAACCCTGAATAGAAATCCAGGAAGCGTCGTTGTTCGCGCCAACCACCGAGAACTCTTTACCGAAAAGCGTTCCTGCGGGGGCATTGCGCCGATAGTGCAGGTGCGGGGCGACGGCCTCAAACTCGGGTCGGGTCAGGATTGGCTGGAAGAAGTTACGCCAAACCGTGTTCGTCGAATGGCCAACAATAAGGTTTACGCCCTCCCCGCTGGTGGAGGTCATGCGGGCGATGAAGTCCCACAGCTGTGCGAACGTCTTGGATGAGCGAACCGACCCGTACCACAGGTTAATCGGCGCTACAGACCGATTCAGCGCCAGCTTCTGCCGGGTAGACAACCCCACCACGCACCACCCCTAGGCATCTAGGTCGTTCTCGAACACTTCCGGGTCGCTCGCCATAATCGTCTGAAAGGCACGGTTAATCGACTCGGTAACATCCACGCTTGCATCCACCTGCAAGCCCATGTCGAAACCATTGAGGCGGTGCCTGGTGCGAGCAACTTTGTCCTGCGACTCGATTAGGCGTCGGATCTGGTCTACCGCCTTAAGATCCGTCTCCCCGTCCGGCCCCGTCACAGCCTTGAGGTGGCGCAGCACTCGGCCAATCTCGGCGTTGAGGCGTAGGTGCTGTTCCTCACTGCGTTGCAGCTCCAGTTCTCGTACCTGCTGTGCGGGTTCCTTTGTGATGTCGAGGAGTGCGTCCTGCACGTCGCGGTGCGCCTGCTGGGCGGAGACTCCAAGCTTTTGCCCGATCTGTTCGTACCCCATCCCGGACTTGCGGTGCTTAAGGGCCTCGGCCATTCGGTGGCGTCGCTGCTCGCTAAAGCGGCGTTTGCGCTGCTTGGTTTTACGCACTGGTTCCTCCTGTGTGCTCGTTGGTTTTGGTTTATTGTTTAACGATCGTCATGCGTCACGGGTTTACTCGTCGAGTGGTTGCTTGGTGCCGACCCATTGGCGTTGCACTCCACCGTGCCGGGGCTGGTGGCGGCTCATGGTGTACCCGATGGGGCGGATTAGGCCTCGGCATCTCCACGCGTTGAGGAGGCCTCCCCATGCGTTGTTATGCTTTGGGGTGAGGCCGTCGGGGATGTGTTGGCGGATGTCGTCGGCTGTGAATGGTTTGCCGGTTGCGGCGAGGTGTTTTACTGCTTTGTCGGCGTGTTGTGCCCAGTCCCCTAGTATGTGGTTTTCTTTCATGTAGGGGGCTTGTATGAGGGTTGTTTGGTTGTGTTGCAGCGTCATGGTGTTGATTGTTGCGGGTGTGGCGCTGCGGTCAGGTGGTTAGTTGTCCTGGGGGAAGATGATGGGCGATACGGTGTGCAGCTGGTCTTTGGCTAGTCGCATGACTTCCTGCATTTCAGCGTCGGCATCGGGCTGAGTACGTCGCTGGATTACCTCATGCCAGGCGCGGAGGTTTCCGGTGACTACCATGCGGGTCTCTACACAGTTTGGGAGGATGCCGCGTGCTGCTTCGTTGCGTTGCTTCTTCGGCAGGTGGTCAAGGCCGCTCTTAATGATGACGTAGTCATAGATTGCTGCTTCGGCGGAGATGCGGCAATCCTCCTGTAGCCCAGGGATGTTTCGCACCGCTGGCGGGAGGACTATGTTTGCGTCGTTTGCGTTGATGAAGCGCTGGGATTCGACACTGAATGACAGGTGGCGGTGGCGGGTTAACTCGGTGAGGAATGCGCGGGACACGCCGGTGAAGTACAACGTGGCGGTGGCGTGCTCGGCAATCGACCAGTGGCCTTGGTCGCCTAGTGTGCGGCGTAGGTAGTCCGCATCGTCATAGGTTGCTTCATTAGGGCGGTGGAAGCTCCGGTAACAGTTCCGCCCGGCCATCGTGAGCAAGGTTTCCGCGTCGGTGGATGCGTCCTGAATGCCCATCCACTCACTGATTGCTTTCTCGTCAATCTTGGTATGAGCAAGCAGGTGGACTTGTGGGGTGACGATGTTGGTCATGGTGTGGTGTTTCCCTTTCTGTGTGGGCGCTACCAGTTTTCGGGGTGGGTGTACTTTTGCCTAAGTAGCGATGTGACTGTTCGGCGGAGTAGGTAGGCCTCAACCCTGCTGATTTCCAGCTCAGTTGTGAGTAACCAGATAGCGATAGTGCTGATGGTGGCCCCTAACCCCTCAAACGATGGGTCGATTATGAGGAGTATCAGGGTGAGTAGGGCGGTTGCCCCAAGGACAATGATTAGGGCTTTGTCTACTGTCCGCATGTAGGGCCAGTGTTGGCGTAGTTGTTTCACGGTCGTGGTTTGCTTTCTTCTCGTTGGATTTCGCGTTGGAGGTAGTAGAGGGCTTTGTGGAGGTCTTGTAGGCGGTTGTCTTTGCGGCCTGCCCGGGCGCAGTACTTGACGACGTTTCCGAGATTAAAGCCGAGGTGTTCGGCAATGTCGATGGGTTGCGCGTCGTTGCTGAAGCCCTGGTAGTGGGTTGGGTTGATGGCGTCCATGGCTACCATGCCCAGTCTTCGTCGGTGGTGTCCTCAGCGGTTCCGATGACGTAGGAGGAGCCGGAGCCGCTAAAAAAGTCGTGGTTCTCGTCCGCCCCTGGGTTGAGTGAGGTCATAACAGCGGGGTTGAACTCGCATAGGTCTTTCGGGTGGATGCCGTCATACCCAAGGTTGTTTAGTGCCTTATTGGCGTTGTAGCGGAGGAAAGCGAGTACGTCCTCAGTCCAACCCAGCGGGTCGTACAGCTCGCGGGTGTAATGCTCTTCGTTATCCATGAGGTCAAGTAGGAGGTCTACCACTTCGCCTTGCAGTTCTGCCTGCTGCTCTTCCGGTAGGTGCTTTACGGCTTGCTGGTACTTGTAGCCGATGTAGTAGCCATGCACTGCCTCATCGCGGATAATCAGGCGGATGATGTCGGCGGTGTTAGTCAGCTTGGAGTGCGCCGCCATGCGTAGCGGGAGGTAGAAGCCGCTGTAGAACAAAAAGGATTCCAACAGTGTGGATGCGGCCTTGCGCATGTTGGCGTTGCCGCCCTTGTAGAAGTCCAGCACTCGGTGCGCCTTGTACTGTAGGTGCTCATTCTGGCGACCCCAGTTAAACGCCTGGTTGATGGTTGAGGTGTCCGCCAACGTCATAAAAATGTTGGAGTAGGACTTGGCGTGAACGGACTCCATGAAAGCAATGTTGGTGTACACGGCTTCCTCATGCGGGGTTGCAGCGTCTGGCATGAGGCTCAGCGCGCCCACGGTGCCTTGCATCGTGTCAAGCATGGTCAGGCCGGTGAACACCTGCATGGTGGCCCAGTGCTCGTTCTTGTCCATGAGTTTCCACGCGGGAATATCGTTCGATACGGGCACCTTCTCGGGAAGCCAGAAGTTACTGGTAAGCCTATCCCACACGTCCTTGTCCACCTGGTCACCAATCGTATTCCAGTTAATCGCGTCGATGGTGTCCTGTGGTGTGGCGTGGTTGGGGGTTGTGAGTGTCATGGTATTTCCTCCCATGTGGTTGTGCGTTTAATGATTCGTGGGCTTGCCGCCCCTCCTGCTTTGTGGTGAGGTAGCGTGCCCCGCGCCTGCTTAATCGTCTGGTGCTCCGACAGGATGATGTATTGGCCGGGTTTAGTTTCTTCCGCTACGCACCACGCGGTGCGGCTCCTCATTCCCCGGTGGGGCCGTGGTCTAGTAGGTGTTCTAAGGCTTCCTCGGCGGAGTCGAACGCCATACTGTGTGCCAGCCATTGCTGAGCAAGATGGGGTGGGAGTTGGAGACGGACGGTGATGAAGTCCGCGTAGGGGGTTTCCTGCTCGTCCTCGGCGGGTAGTTCCTCGGTGGTGTTGAGACCGTCGAGGAGGTTGTCTAGGTCGGCTTGCTCGTAGCCGGTGGCGGTGAGGTCTGGGAGCCAGTCGAGGAGGTCTGCTAGGGCCTCGTTGTTGTAGGTGGCTTCGTCTGAGGTTTTGTTGTCTACGAGGACAATTTCAGCGGCCTGGGCTTCATCTACGTCCACGATGTAGCACGGAACCATCAGGTGCGGGGGTTGTAGGCCCGCGTCTTGCGCTTCCTGGTTCAGCTCCCGCATAGCGGCAAGGGTGTGGTTGCCCGCGAGGACTGCCCATTCTTCCCCGGTTTGTGCCCCAGTATTGACGAGGAGGGGTTTGAATAGGCCGTGCTGGTGGAGGCTTTTCTTGATTGCGGGAATGTTGCCCTTGCGTGGGTTGCGGGCGTAGTTGTGAAGCTGCTCGATGGGTAGGTGTTGCAGCTCGCCGGTGACGTGGTTGTGTGCGGGTTGCGTTGCGCTCATGCCTCGTAGTGTGCGGCATGAGCGTCGGCGGTCAGCAGGATAAAGGATGCAGACCTTTACTCCCCTATTCTTCTACGCGGTTACTACCTCGCTCAGTCCGTTCTCTTGAAGTACGCACAGCGCAGCGCGGAGGGCTTTACGCTCGGCTCGCTCTACCGATGTTGCACACGAGCCAGGGAACAGAGTATTCGAGTCGTTTAGGGCCTCTAGTACGTCATTTTCTGCCATTGCTAGAGCGGTTACCATTGTGGCTTCGTACAGTGCCTTGTTGTATTGGCGCAGATTAACGGCTTTGACGTTGGCCAGGTGGCGGCGGCGTGCGTTGCGGATGTTTTCCAGCTTCATGTTGTTTCCTTTCATTAGGAGTTGCAGCCCCTTGTGCTTGTGTTCTTTAAGTTAAGGCTTGCGTAGCCATTGTTCAAGTCGCGTATATGCAGCGCAAAGCCCAAAAAGAACATCGTTACCCCAGTAATACATCCATGTCTGTTTCTAGGGTTAACTTGATTCTGGTTACTCCATTATCAGCGCGTTCAATGCTTACTGCATTGTTTGCAAGGCGTAACCCCTCAGTAGGTTCTCCGGGGCTTGCTATGATCCTCCGGTCATTTACGAATAGCCCTCGGCTTTCGACGCTAATCATCCTGTGTTTCTTCCTCTGTTTCGAAAGACCGAATGTCGATTGGGTCTAGGCGTTTAGCTGCTTCTGCTCGGTCGCCTTTGACGAATATTACGATGTCTTGGTGTACTCGGCCCAAGGCGCGACCCTTTTCGAAGAAACCCCGTGCTCTGATTGCAGCGCTTCCAACCTGGTTAACAAGAACAGCGTCGTTAGCTAGATTCCAGCTGTCCGGCGCACACTCAACCATTAGGCTTTTCATGTCTCGAAGATTCCGCTTCTTGTCACGCACGGAACCAACAACGAATGCGGCGAACCGGTTATTCTTGAGGGATCTGTCGGCTTTTTCGAGGGTGTCACGCATGGCCTCAGAAAAATCTTCATCAGACATGTTGGATAAATCCTCGTCTAGATCTGAGTATTCTTCGAGGTCGAAATAGGGAGGGCAGCCGATAATCATGTCGGAAGAGTCGGCTTGTAGCTCGGGTAGTGTTTCTCTTGAGTCTCCCTCTACCCATTGTGCTGTTCCGTCCAAGTAGTTGGAAAGTTTGGAGTACTGAGAACGGTTAGCTTCACACTGTTCGGGCCTAAGTTCGTGTCCCACGTAGTTCCTGTTCAGGTAGGAAGCTACGATGCCTCGGACGCTGCCGCCCGCCCACGGGTCAACAATTTTGTCCCCTGGATTGCTGAACCACAGGTAAAGAAGTTCGCATAGTACGGGGTCGAAAATGCTAGTTCCGTTACCACCTCGATATAGGCTTAGCTCAGACTGGTAGTCGCGTTCGATCTCTTCGTTGGTGATGCTTGGGCTGATAGCTCGCGCTTTGTTCGCCACGGTGTACCAATTTTGATACTTGGTGTAAATAGACGAATAGATAAGGTTTTCTTCGCGTCCGACTTCGCTGTCGATACCTAAGTCCAGCCATTGCCGTTTACGTTCTTTCCAGTCGCCACGGCGAGTATCAAGAACAGTCATTGGCGGCATGAGAAAAGAGTCCGCAAGATGATTAATCGCTACAGGCTCATAATCATCTCCGCTGCTGTCGTTGCTTAGTTCATCTTCGCTTGCTTCAAGGTCAGCTAAAGATTGCTCGATTAGTTCTAAATCGTCGGCGTCGTATCCTGTGCCGTCGAGGTCTCCGTCCATCATGTCTAGGAGACCCAATAGTTCCTCATTGTCGTAAGAGCCGAGGTCGGCGGTGCGGTTATCCGCCAGGACGATGCGGGCGGCACGCTCAGCATCAACGTCAACCATCCATACTTCCACCTGCTGCCAGCGGCGATCGTCCGGGTTTCTTCCGCTAGTTCGCGGATTGCTTTTACCGTGTGGTTACCGGCCAGAATCTCGTTCGGCTTTTCTGTGTAGGTGCCCTTGTTGACGATTACGGGCCGGAAGATGCCGTTAGCGACGATGCTGCCTTTAATGGCCTGTACGTCGCCTCGGCGTGGGTTTTTGGAGTAGTGGTTGAGGCTGAGGAGTGGGACGGTTTGGTGCTCCCCAATGTTGGCTGTGTTTTTCGTGGTCATGGCTCAGAAAGCTACCCACCCCGCCGGGCGGTCAGTTCTCTTTAAGTGGCTCCCGCTTTGCCCTTGGGTTCCTCACGCCGTGGGTTTGATACTGCCGCTCATCCCTGCGATCCCACGTCTTATACGGGTTCCGCATAGCCGAGGTAGCCACCTGGGATGCTTCCCGGTTCACGCGACGTTCTTCACGGGCTATTTCGCGTAGTTCGCGCTCGTACTGCTTCCTCTCGCGGGCAAGGATCGCCTGCCACTTCTTTGCGTCTTCCTCATTACGGGCTGCGCGGCGGAGGTTAGCTTCAAGCTCAGCCTGCGAGCGGCGAGTGCGGATATGGTTAAACCATTCATTCAGCTCATGGAGGCGCGCCACGGCTTCGTCTTTATCGGCTCGTGTTGTGGCTGTATTTAGTCGCTGTACCCACTTTTGCTGCTCCGAGTAGTACCGATCCTCCATCTCGGCGTTGCGATCTTCTAGGCGGCGTCGTAGGGCTTCTTCGCGTTGCGCAGGGGAGGCTTTACGAGGACGGCGGGTTCGGGGTTTCATGTGTCTAATCTTTCCATGAGTTCTCGTATGGTGGTCAGGCTGATTGTTTAGCTTCCTGTATCTTCACCATGTATGAGGCCACGTAGACGGACATAATGTAACTCATGGTCACATCATGCTTATACGATAAGCGCCTTAGATGCTTCTGAACTTTCAGCGGGACACGCAGCCGCTTGCATACGCACTCGTCAACTTTCCCGACAACCAACCCGTGGGATAACGTTGGGGGAACTCCCGAGGCCATACCCCACGTAAGAATCTCAATCATCATTGAGTTCATCGAGATTCCCCGGTGCTCAGCTAGACGGTTGATGAAGTCGATGTGGTAGGGGTGGAACCAGAGGCTGGTGGTCGCATTTTGTTTTACGTCGGGGTCGGCCCTGAGGCGATTAAAGGCCCTGTTCTTCTTGTATAGGTTTTTCATTTCTTCGTCGGCTTTTTGCGACGCCGGTTCAGCTATTCGTTGCACGGCAGGTAAACCTCGTTGGTGGTTGGGTGGAATGCCCCGTGGGTGATGTAGGTGCCGTGGAGGTAGAAGTCTCCGGTTAGCGTTCCGGTGGGGTGTTTTCCGACAGGAATAAAGGTGAGGCCGGGCGATACTGTATAGAGGGTTGGGGTGTCCACTGTGATGTTTCCTTTCCGTGGGTGGGCGCTTGCAGGCGCTTATACGGTTTCGGGTTGGTGCTCAGCTAGACGGGTGAGGAGGGCGGCACAGTCCCCTATCCCCTGCGGGGTGTCTAGGTCGAAGTAGTAGGTGTTGTATTCCTCGTCTGAACCCCACCCCTCGTTAATTTCAGTATCCAGCTTCAGGAACGTGTCTAGGCCGGTGTAGATGTAGGGGCCGGTGCTGGATTGGGTGATGCTGAATCCTAGAGATTCTGCGAGTCCGGTTAGGCCCTTTATGGCGAGGTATGGGTCGGTCATTGTGGGTTTCCTTTCTGGTGGTCACCTTTGTTGCAGTGTGGTGACGTGGTGCCCGTGGGAAGGCTTGCACTCCCCCGCCTGCTCGTCGGGCTGATGATGTCTAGTTAGCGTCCACAACGATTGGGTAATAGTCGGGGTGGTCTTCGGTGGTGGCCTTGCCCTCGATGTGGAGTCGGCCCCATTCAAGGCATTTCTCGTGGTGGGCGGCGTGCTCCTCGCAGAGGACGTATTCGGTGTTGGTGGCTTCCCTACCGCAGCGGGTAAATCGACATTCCATGATATTGGCTCCTTAGTTGGTTGTGTATTAGAAGTACTGGCGGATTAGTTCGTCCATCTGGTCTGCGGAGTCGCACGGCATGGGGGTGAGGTGATACTCGTTGTATAGGTCTAGATAGCGAACGATATTGATAGTGTATCGATCCTCATTAAAGGAAGCCCAGCCAATTTGGCGGCCCTGCTTGTTGTAGATGCGGCGGGTTTCGGTGGAAAGTACTCGACCATCTGGGGTTACTTTCGGGCCTGGCTTGATGATGTACTCTTCGCGGGTTGGAGTGCTCATCGTGTTGTTTCCTTTCTGGTTTGAGCTTGCAGACTCTTTTGTGTGTGTTGTGGGGGTTAGTACTCGCCGGAAATGTCCGAGAGAAGATCGCGAGTATCGGTGAACCCGTCGTAGTTTTCCAAGGTGTATTCCAGCTGGTCAGCAACGACGGGGTATTCATTGCGCAGCTGAGTTGCGTAAGCGTTTAGCTTGGCGTGGTAGGAATTTACGAGGTCTAGCTGCTTATCAGCGGCATCGTCGAGGCCCTGCTTGTCCAGCTTCCGGTACACGCTCACTGCCTGGGTAAACTTAACGAACGTGTGGAATGCCTGCTGATTGTTCATCGTGTTTCCTTTCTTGCTTGGGGTTGCAGCCCCTTGCTCTCTTGCTTACATGTATTACTATACCCCACGGTTTACAGTTTGTAAAATCATGTGGTTATTGCAGGCCCGCACCCGTAGAACCGAACCCCGCGTCACCTCGCTCAACATCACCAAAAGCATCCACCCCCACCAGCTCAGCACCCGCCAAAGGCTCAACCACCAACTGAACCACGAACTCACCCTCACGAAACCACACCGGCCCGTCGCCCGTATTATGCAAGCTCGCCTTAATCGTCCCCGTGTACCCCGCGTCAATAATCCCCGTGCCGTTCGACAGGCAAACGTGCCGCTTCACGCCCACTGAGGAACGCACAAACAGCTTGCCCACATACCCCGCTGGGATGTTAACCCGCACGCCGGTGTCCATCATCACGTGTCCCCGGCACGGAACGCGCACCTCCTCCACCGTGGCAAGGTCAAACCCCGCATCCTCAGCATGGGCGCAGCGCGGGGACTTGGCCCCGTCCTCCAGAATGTAAGGGACGGTAATCATAATGTGGAATCTTCTCCTCTAGTAGTTGTGTTAGCTTGCGATGGAAACGGTGACGCGGGCCTGTTCCTCAGAATCGATTTCTTCCGGTGGAACACCAGCCGCCAGGCGGCGTAGTCTCAGCTCCTGCCAGTCCGCCCGGGCGATACTCTCCGTGTTCATGTTGATCCGACCGGGCCGAACAGCCCACGTATCGAACCACATGCCAGCCCGCACCATGCCGTAATTATTGTGTTCCAGCACGTCGGCGGCGCACTCGGCGATTACCGGGCAGCCCTCGCATAGCTTCCGAGCGGCGTAGTCCTTATTGGGGGCGCGAGTGAGGCCAAGGTCGTAATTGTCGGGATTTCTCCCGTGGCACTTGGCGTTGTTCCACCAGTTCTTACGGAGCGGTTTAACTTGGGTGCTGTATGGGTTGTTCATGGTGTGGTCTTAATCGTCGAATACGGTGTTCATCTCGGGTACGAGCCAGGCATCTACCCCGGCATCACGTAGGGTTTTGAGGTGGCGTTTAGCCCTCCACTTATGCCGGTAGATGTTCAGCTCACGTACGTTGCCGTTAATGTCACAAAATACGGCGGTTCGCCCGGTGGGGACTTTACGTGTCGGCATGTCGCCCCCTTTCTCGTTCTGTGTGGATTAGTCAATGCGGGTGATTATGGTGCCCCGGTGGGGGCGGTTAGGCGCGTGATTACTGTGGTGTTGCAGCTAGTGTTGGTGTCTTAGAATTAGCCGGTCGCCAGTCGTGGGTATGCGCGCCCCACCCGTGTGTGGATGATTCAATGTGCGGTCATGCAGGATCCCCCACCGGCATGGGCTGGCCATAGACGCGGGCTACAACCCGCACCCGCTTCCCTGGATACTTTTCAGTGGCCAGGCGCTCAGCCGTGGAGGCAAGCGCATACCAGTGGGCACGGTGGGGCTTCTCCCACAAACCTAATGGCCCCGGGAATAGCCACTTGCCGATGAGGGGTCGCCAGACTTGGGCGGCGTATTCGTATCGCAGGCCCGCCACATCGTTTAGTGCGGCGATTGCAACATCCTGAGGTACGCGACCCCCAGCATCGACCCGGGCGAGGTGCTTTCCAGCTTCCAGTGGAGTCATGCTAGTTCACCCCCTGGCGCTTCAGCTCAGTCTTGTAGCGAGCTATGAGTGCTAGCGCTGGCGTCGGGTTGGTGATGTTGTGTGCCCAGTGGCGCCCATTATGGTTAAACATGGGGTGTTTCCTTTCTGAGTGGAGAAGTTGCAGCTTCTCTTTCTCTGTACGTTTATTAGTATATACCCCTGTTTACTGTTTGTAAAATCATGGGGTTAACGTGTCACAATACGGAAATGGCGGCCCCGCAGCCACCCACAAATCAACCCACATCGCGCCCCGCTCACCACGAACCGGAGGCCACAAAATAGGCTCAGGCTTGCCCATAAAATACGGCGTATCATCATCCACCAAGCTCAGCCCTGGGATGCGCTTAGACCCGGCAGAAAGCGCGTCCATCAACGGCTTACTTGAAGCCGTCACGTTATCCGTATCCCTACGCCGCTTATCAGGAACACGGTAATTCATCTGCACCAACAGGTAGCGCTTGCCCTCCGGCATACTCAGCCCACGGCCAAGCAGGTGCAAAAGCTCCTGAATCTCACGTTTCTTAGCGGCCCGGCCATACACTGCCCCACGGGAAGCGGGGGCGGCATCATTCATTGATAGTGGTGGTTTAGTCCACGGCAGTTTGATCCGCTTCCAGAACGTTAAATCATCTGGATATCGCATAATCATTGGCGGGTAGTCGCTCATGCTCCTACCTCAAACAGTGCGGGCTGGACGGTGACCACGCGGTTCTTTTTCGGTGGCGCGCTATGCCGCTTCCGGTCGATAGGCTTGCGCAATCCCCGGTGGGCGGAGGTGATGTTGTTTTCCTTTTTCCACCGTGTGTATGCGCTCCGGCAGCGGGTGCAGAAGCCTCTCGCGTAGTGCTTAACGTAGCCGTCTGGGGTGATAGCGCGGTGCCACTGCACCATCGGCTCGTTACAGTTACGGCAACGGTCTGGGGCCTGGTTCCGATGCTCAGTTCCGCCAAGGTTGATTGCGTATCCCGCAACCTGACTGAGCTTAATGGTGGTCTCGTAGTCCCCGTAGCAGACCACCCCGCCTTGAATAACATCGGAGGCGGGTACGGTCGCCCCGTCGTTGAGGCTACTGCCTGCTGTTAGCGCGTCTTGTGCGCATTGCTTTTTAATTGGGCAATGCTCGCACATTTTGAGGGCGGCGGCTACGGCGTTAGGGCTGGCGGAGGTGGGGTTGAGGAATGCAAGGTTTCTGGTTTTGTGGCAAGCTGCCTTGGTTGACACGGGTGCTCCCTGGTGGTGTTGGTGGGATTTCCGTGCCTATTTTTATGCGTCCGCACCTGTGTACCAATTGGCACCGTGCAATCGTACGGAACGGCATTCTGTCGAACAGGTTGGGGGTGGCTACTACTACCCCACCGCCAGCAGGTTCGACTGCAACGCATCGATCAACTGGCGGGCCTCGTCACGGCTCAGGTCATACTGCGCGCCACCAGCATCAAGGGTGACGGTTGAGTACTCATCGCCGGGCGTGTTGTCCGTGAAATTAGAAACAGTGATCGTTCCGGTAGGGGTATTAATCTGGGCCATGTTTCGCTCCTCATTATCGAACAGGTTCACGAATGAGAATAGAACACCCTAGCGACATGCGCCGGGTGTTCTACCCCCACTAATCGTCATTTTCGCCGCTTAAAAGGGCGGTTCCTGTCCCCCTCCACCGAAACCACCGGTCTCGGAGCGCGGCTGAGAACCCCACGGGTCATACTGCTGGCCGTTTTGTTGATTGCCCTGCTGGCTCCCACCCTGCGGGGAGGACTTACTAATCGCCACATCCTGGCCAATCAACGAAGCGCCCACATGGTTCGCCAGCATCGTGAACACGGTTTGCTCGCCCTGGTCGGAGTTCCACAGTTCCGGCTTAAGGTCACCGGTGGCGATGACCCTCATTCCCGTGCTGAATGTGTTGCAGGCGTGCTCCGCCTGCTTACCAAAGACGGTGACAGAGACCCATACGGTCGGTCCGTCAAAATACTCGCCATTACGGTCGCGCTGCCGTTCACTCCACGCCACATTGAGGCGCGTCATGGGCTTTCCTTGATTAGTCTGCTTTAGTTCTGGGGTCTTGCCCAGATTTCCTTGAATGGTTGTGTGTGCCATGTGTGTATCCTTTCTGAAATGGTGCGGCGGTCAACTCCCGCCTGGTTGGGGTTGCAGCCCCAAGATGATTTATTACCTGTCGCCTGCCAAGATGCGGGTTACTAACGGGGCGGAAATATCCAACCGGCGTGCCAAGGTAGTCGCCGGAACCCCAGCAACCTTAGCCCTGCGGAATGCCGCCGTCCGGCGCTTCTTCGCCTCAACGATCTGATTATGTAGCTCGACGATTTCCTGATGCGCGGCCACGGCTTCATCCTCAGCCTGCTGCTTCTTCGCCTGTAATTCCTGCTCGCTCATGCTCATACCTCCTATCTTTTCACATCGGCGGATGTGGGTATCTGTCTCCATGCGTTACGTATCCACCGCTTTTCTATCTCCTCAATGCGTGATGTTCCTTTCTCGATGCGGGCGAGTAACTGGTGGCTCATGCCTACAATCTCGCCAACCGTCTTATAGTCGCCGTGATACTCAACCAGATCACGGATACGGGCCTGAACAAGGCGCGTTGGCCGCTTAGCTGTGAGACGCAGCCGGTTACGCCCCGGCTCGTGTAACTCCTCCGGATCGTCAATATTCACCCATTCCATTGGTAGGGGCCACGCCTGATATTTAATGCTGGTGGGCACTGGGCGGATCGGCCTGGCGCTCAGCTTCTCATACGTGGCTCTAATGGATTCCGAGGTGGCGGGGTCGATGCTCAGCTTTTCCCTAAAGGCCAATCTTTGGATGATGCTTATTGAGATTCCTGAGTCTTCGGAAATTTCCCTTGTCTTCACCCCGGCGGCCAGTAGAGCCTGAACCCTGCGCCTGATAGGCCACACGGCGCGGGAGGGGCCTGCTACCCTATCCATCTTTCCCAGCAACTCGTACGTGTCACCCCTCAGTCCTTTCCCGTCCCAGTTATTGAGGTGGCTCAGCGTGGAGCGGCTAATTCCGGTGATGGTGGATATTTCGGTGAGGGTGAAGCCCCTGTCAATGATTTCTTGCAGCCGTTGGTGAGCCTGCTCATCTGGCACTCTCGACTTATGGATATTCAGAATATCTACATGCTTCTGGCAGTAGCCTCGCCCAGTGAGCTTGGGGATGTGGTGGCATCCGGCTACCCTGCATTCACTCTTCTGTTTCTTCTCCATTGCTCTAAAACCATTCACATCCGAGTAGCGCTGAGGCCATTCCGAATGCCAGCCCCGCAGCGACACTGACAATCACGAAAGCTACAAAGATTCCCTCAATGAAACTGTGCTGAGTAACGAGACCGTATATCAGTAGTGCTAGTGCGGCCAGCCACCCGATTGCTACTGTTCCGCCGATAATGAACGCAAGAATGGTCATGCTTCCTCCCACTCTCCTACCCAGCGGCGGTGTGTGGGGTCGCCGTCGAAGTGGTACACGTTGCTCATGCCTTTGTAGTCGCCTAGGTATTCGGCTTCCTCCCATTCCCCTGCTGGTGGTGTGCCGTCTGCTTGCCAGGCTCTGGGCAGGTCAGGGCGGGGGACAACTTCATTAAGCTCACACCCCCATTTCCCAGCGTCTGGGTGAGGATGGTCAATAATGACT